CTTGCCCCAAGCCCTGACAGTGCTCCGCAAAGACTCAAGGCCTGCGGTCCAGTTTGTTCCAAAGATTGCATCAATGATTCTGGTAACAACTTTGCCCAGTTGTAAAAACCATCCAGTTATTTGGCCTATTAAATTTGCGACCATGCCACCAAAGGAGTTGAATCCGCCGTTTGCGGCATTGATTACCCACTCGATAGCATTGACAAAGGGTTGAGCAAAGATTGTCCAAACAGCTTGAATCAACGCGTTCAATATACCGATTACGAAGTTCGCGATAGTTGCACCTGCGGCAAAGATAACACCAACAATCATACCTGTAGCGGAATACGTTGTTCCAGCCACTTTGTTAATAACTGCGATAACTGCATAGAATACCGCGATAAGCGCGAGTACCGCTAAGATAACCCACGTGATAGGATTTGCGAGCATTACCGTATTTAATCCTGCTTGTGCAACTGTTGCAAGGTCCGTTGCGGCCGCATAAGAACCGGTGACGCCTGCCAGAGCTATCATGGCTTGAGCTTGGCGATATGCTTGTACTTGAGAAATGATTCCAAGCATATTCGTAATACCCTGTTTTATGGCAACTGCAGTTAGAACGCCATTGTATGCGCTCCATGCGGCAACAAGTCCCCAAACAAAAGGCTCAATAATACTCCAGTTTTCAACAATCGCGGTCCCAAAAGAAACTGCTTTGTCCACAATCCAAGCAATTACACCACCTAATACAGTGAAAGTATTTATTAGGGCTTGTGCTCCTTGTGATTGCATTGCATGAATAACCTTGTTTACTTGTGCAGTAGTCCAGTCTAGGAACGCCGTAATTGCCGCTTTTGCTCCTGCTAACCCACTCTTAAAAGAATCGGAACCAAAAATTTCATTCAACTTTTCGTTCAGACCATTTTTCTTTAAGAACTCACCGGTAAAAAATGTTTTCAAATGCGTCATCCAGTCAACAAAAGTATCCGGCATTTCATCGTACACTTTGTCAATTTCTTCACCAGTCATTGCTAAATAGCGAGCAAAATCCAATGCAGAAACCTTGCCGTCCTGAACCATTTTGTTGAATTCTGCGGCCGTCACACCTGCGGCTTTTGCCATATTAGCAACCATTCCGCCTGCGTTTGAACTAATAATGCGCCAGTCTTCCCAACGAAGTTTTCCTGCCGCTAAAGATTGGTTCAAGTTGTACATGACGGAAGCGGCCGCTTGGCCTTTAACACCTGCGGCACCTAATTGCTTGTTCAAGATTTCAGCTAACCTGATAGATTGGGTTTGACTGTATCCTGCACTACCCAAAGCGGCATACATAGCCATTGCAGAATCTGCAGTGGATTCATAAGTGGAACGTGTGTTCATTGCGCTTTGTGTAATCATTTCCTGCAGGTCGTAGATGTTGTTCTGTTCATCTGCAATGAGCTTCAACCTGGATTGCTGGTCAGTAATAACTGCCGCTTGCGTGAACAGTCCAGTTATAGAACCAACAGCGCTCCTCACAAGTGAAATTGCTTGGTTAGCTGTAATAATTGCCGCCTGCCATTTGGAAAAAGCTTGTCCAATATTCTGAACAGGTCTTTGTAAGTTCTGTGTACTGTTATTTACTTGTTGAATCTCATTTTCAACTCTATTAGCATTGAAAGCATCAAGAGCCGCTTGAGCGGCCGCTACATCGTTTTTCACTTTGCTGAATGCTTGGTTGCTAACCTGGTCGACGCTTGCAAGGGCCTGGACAGTAGACTCAAGAGCTTTGATAATACTGTGAAGAACGGGAGTCATTCGGTCCTGCAAGTTTATGGTATTTCTAATAGTTGCCATTATCCTCGCCGTCCCTTCTTTGCACGAGCGTTTTGACGTTTTTCCTCGGCAACCCGCTCGTCAATCATTGCGATTACAAGTGCTTTTTCCTTGTAGGGAAGGTTAGCGAACTTAGACGGCTCCCAATGAAATTTATTCAGAGCATAATATGCGTACCAAGTTTCGCCGTCGCCTTCCTTTAGGAGTTTTTTGCTTCTTCTACAGTTGCCTCAATGTCAGCATCAAAGCCAGATAATGCAGAAATTTTTTCAGCAAGCTCGGCAATTTCACCCGCAAGCAAACTGCGATACAAGAACTGCTCAGGCGTCAAGCAACCTGCCTTCTTAATTGCTTCCGCATCTCTAAAATTAGGCTCAACAGTATGATTCAACACTACTTGCTCATTGAAAGCTTTACTGTCAAATTCTACTTTTTTGTTCTTGCCGTATTTGGTAGCTCGTTTTTGATAATTGGAAAATTCCGGACCAGACATTGCCTTAATAATAAAAGGGAACTGTGCAAGTCGTTTAGAAACAACGACTTGCTCAGTAACATTGTCCACCGGATTTTCAACTAAGAAATCCAGTAACATACTCATAATATAATCCTCCTAATTAGCCCGCTAAAACAGGATTACCGAATTCGTCTAAGATATCGAAGTCATCAAAAGTGAAATCAATGTCTTCCTCAAGCACGTCGCTTTCAGTATCCAGTTTTGCAACAATATTACTGCTAATATTGCAATTATACAGAACCATTGTTTGTTTGCCTACAGTAGAAGTCGGGTCATCATTCACAATAGTAATATTGAAAAATGTGTCTTTACCATTCTTTGCATATTGCAAGGCAAGTTTGCGGAATAGGGTGCTCACATAGAACAAGGTCATGGAACCGCTACCGCTCCAGCCGGTACCCTTATGTTGAACACCTCTATGGCCAAGGGTTTTCACTTCAGCCTTGGTTTTCTCAAAAGTAGCTTCCAAGGTTTTGACAAAAAACAAGTCTTGCACACTGCCATTGATGACAGCGGTTGCACGACCTTCCTGACCACTAATAGTGTCCCCAGCTCGCATAAACATATTGAGCGTCCTCCTTTCACTTAGTCAACATTGACAGTCATGTAAAGTTTTTCCATGGCGTCAACGGGTTGAATTGCCAAGTTTACAACTACGGCATCAATAGCTTCGCCCGGAAGAACTTCAATGTCAGTAGTGCTGTCAAAGTTTTGAACTGCGGCCATGTTTTGTAGTTTGTTCAGATAATCAATAATGTCCGCCTTGAACAAATTACGACCATCATCCTCATTGTCAACTTTGCCTGCATAAGTAGTTTCCCACAAAAGCTTGATATCGTTGTTGATTTGGTCCAAAGTGCGAATGACGCGATTCTTACTAAAAGAGTAGTTCACGTCAGTGCTCGGATAAGGACTGTGCAAAGTGTTGATATCTTGTTCAATCACAACTGCGCCATCTTGGCGAGTAGTCAGTACAACTTGACCACTTTGTAACAGTTGAATGATTTCTTCGTTGTCAAATGCAGTGTCGTCTTCCATATAAATAATAGAAACAGCATCCTCAATTTGAGCGTAGGTTTTGGACTTGTTCAGCTCCGCACCTGCGGTCATGCCTGCATAGTATGCAACAAAAGTTGCAGGAGTAATTTCTTCGTCATTGGTCGCATAGCCTTGACGAACGGAAATAATGCCTTCGTAATTGCTAGTATGTTTCAGCAATACTGCTTGCACCTTTTTGCCTTGACCTTCACGCAAGTTGCGAATGAAGTCAACAACATTACCTTTAACAACGCTAGTTGCAACGGATTCGTCCTGCGGAATAGCCATGGTATTCCAGTTCAGGCCTTTCACTGCCGCAAGGTATTCAGTGTAGGTGCTTGCGGAAATAGCGCCATTTGTGCCACCGCTCAAGTACACACCTGCAGTCACTGTTGCGGCCAGTTCGCCAGTACCGGCCCATTCGACATAGTCGTTTTCTTTTAATGCGCTTGCAGAAGCAGTTTTCAAAATAGTTTGTCTATCCTTTTCTGCTTCCTTGAACAAAGTAACAACGTCCCACATGGAATTGTCACGAGTGTTCTCAACTACAACTACGGCAATGCGATTGCCCAGTACGCCCGGATATTTAGCAACTGCGGTCAAATTGTCTGCAGTAGCAGTGGCTCTTTCACCGCCCTTGTCAAGACGATATACCAATGCTTTGTAGCAGTTGCGCAATGCTTGACGGAATACCAAGGATTCCGGGTCAGTTGCAACATAGCCGATTTTTGCGAGGCTTTTAGTATCAAGCAAATCAGTGCTCAGCAATTCAATTAGCTTGCCCTGCGGGCCCCAAGACATGGGAACGGGCATGGTCATAACACCACGACTGCCCAAATGATTACTGGGTTTCGGAACTGCTTTGAAATTAATGTAAGCACCAGGACGGACTTTGTTTTGTGCATTCCAAGTTCCACCTGCCATCTTATTTCATCCTCCTTACATTGTGAATATCTAGTGTTTGCATTGGAATTTGTTGTGTAGTCGGTAGCTTCATTTTAACATTGTAATTCACGTTAAAAATTAGCACATCCTCTGACACCTTAAACTCGATTTCAGTGCCTTTGACTGGCAATAACTGCTCAACGAGCTCTTCGCCTCCGCTCCTCACTAAAATAGGAACGTCAATGCTTTTTAGCTTATAAGCAAGTTTATTCCCAACTTCGCACAATGTTTCATATAGCCTTGTATCTTCTTCTTGTGCATGATAGCGAACTTCCATCATGTATACACGCTCAAACAATTGGCGGGTCAGCTGGCGCTGTTCTACAGACACTGTCCAAATGAAGAAGCAAGGTCTTGAAAAGTTTTGGACAATTTGTTCCTTGTAAATCTTAGCGCCGTGTGATGCCTTAATTTGTTTGGCGATTGCACTTTTGATAAGCTCACCAGTGATTTCTCCATTCATTAAGTAACATCCCCCAATCCGCTCATAAATTGTTTGAGTGCTTTTTTATACCTAACCGGTATTTCTTGCTGAACTTTTGTTATTGAAATTCGTGCCATGTGCTTGCCCGGAACCCATTTCTCCTTCAGCATAATGCCTTTTACGTCTTTGCCGTATTGCTTCCTCGCATACCTTGCAATTCTCCTGCTTTTCACACTTTGTTCAAGATATTTAAGCGGCAAGAATCGTCTGTGTTGCATGTGTCCATCTTCAACGTGACTTGCATATAATACAGGGTTGAAAATTACAATCCACAACTCATCACCACGCCGCATAACTTGACTCAGCTCCCAACGATTTCGTAGGTTCCCAGTATCAACGGGCGTCAATGCCTTTGTTTGTGCTAAAGTACGCATTCCTATCTCCAAAAGAAATTTACGAATGAAGGCTTCGTGATTCTTTTGCGTGGTTTTGAATGTGTCCAGTAATTTTTGCATATCCTTATATTCCATTCCCACTAGGCATCACCCTTATGCGCAAGAATGATTTCTAAATGAGATTCATATAAACGTGCATCATTGGCAATGCCTTTAAGCGTGTGAACATTTGTAGATAAGCCTTCGCCTCGTACAATGGTCAGAACAAGCTCATCTCCCTTATGCACATCAACGTCCGGAGCACAAAAAACTTTTATGGTCTTATGCAATGAATTGCGGTCCTGCTCACTTTTGTCAGAACTGTCATCTGCCACATAACTTATCCGACAAGGAACACTGGTAAGCAGTGCAGGCTCCTGAAGCTCAATGCCCGCAGTGCCGTCCTCGTTTTCCACTTCAACATGACGCAAAACGGCCATGCGGTCAGTGTACATCGGATTAAGTAGTTTGCGGAATCTTGAAAGCTTCATTTACCACACCATCCTCCGGAATTTATGCAACTGCTCACGATAATTCATAACAATTTCATCCAAATTAGCTTTATGACTGTTGATTGCTCTACCATATGAGCTGTTAGCACTGCCTAAGTTGATTGTGGTATCGCCCATTCTAATACTGGACACACTACCTACATCAATTTCCTCATCCTCACTCGGACCCTCACTAGAAGCAAGCTCATATCGTAGCAAGTCAACTGCCATATTCGCCCAAGTAAAGTGAAGCGCATCAGGAACACTGCTAATACTGCAATAATTCTTTATGGCTTGCTCTACTTCAGCAACTGCTAATTCTAGTGATAAAGGACTTATGCTTGCACCAGACTCGCCCAATTTGGCTTGAACTATTTCTAAAACAGTCATATTAGGCCTCCTTGGTTTTGCTCCTGCGAGTGCGAGCAGGTTTTTCTTTTGCCTGCTCAGCTTTGGGCTCAATAGCTTCAGCTTGTTCAGCTTTAGGCTCGTCTACACCCGTTTCAGCAATTTTAGGCTCCTTGATTTGCCACCCACCAGCTGCACACAATGCTTTCACATCATGCTCAAGAGCCTCGAAGGGAGTGTTTGGCGAATAATTCACGCCATTGTATTTCACACTAATTGCAAAACATACTTTTGGCATGTTGAACCCTCCAATTCTTAGAATACTTTGATTACATAGATATCGTCCATACGTTCAAAGGACGGCAGAACGATTTCGGATACAATGGTTTGAACATTTACAGGATGAGCTTCCTTCAAAGTGGTTACTGCCACGCCGGTATTCACCACGGAAACACTTGCGCCGCCCGCATTGCCGCTCATAAGGTCAAACTCTTCCGGAGTGGTGCCATACCAAGAGTTGCCCAAGTTGTATGCAGGCAACAGGGTTACATAGCCGTCCGGATAGAATTTAACGTCTTGACCTTGCTCGTTTTTGTACATCTTGTCATACAAAGTAATCTTCAACTGAGTTTCGTCCTCAATGAATTGACGAGCTTGGCGACGAGTCACAATGATGTTAGCTGCGCCTAGCGGGTTCATAGCTTTTGCTAAAGATTCAGAAGCAATCATGCCCTTGAAGGTAGCAGTGTTCATCAAAACTTCCACGCAACGAACGCCGTATTTCTCAGCCATGTATTCAGCGGCCTCGAGCAGGTCATCAATTGGAGTAGAAGTTGCTTTGTTTGTGGAAGTCCAAGTAGAAGTGCCTTCAAGCATCTTTTTGTTAGTAGTTGCCCAGTCGCCCTCGGCGTCATAATTGTAATTGTACGCAATAGAACGACCATTTTCAGCAGTTGCAGCAATGTTGATAGTACCATCAACCAATAAGCTCATGCGCATTCTTTCAGCTTGCACGTTTGCACCATCGATCAAACGAGCTTGGTCGTCGAAAATGCGCATAATAGTAGGCTCAGCAAACTTTTCGCCTTTTGCTAACAAAGTTTCAATGTCCTGACGGTCTTTTTCACCAATACGAACAGCTTCGCGGAAGAACGGCATATTGGTGCTCATTTCAGTTACACCAATGCGGTCTCTCAGCGGAGCCTTGGTGTCAAATGCGGAAGGTTGCAGTGCAACAGGCAAATTATTCTTGCCTTTAATCCAAGCCAGCTCCAGACCGGTTTGTTTTGCTACTGGGAAGAAGCGAGTGCCAATCATAGGGTCTTGCATGTGAGAATTGATATCACTCCAGTAGGAAGCAATGGCTTTAGATTCAAAAATATCATAAATAGACTTCATAATGTATTTCCTCCTCTAAATTATACAGATACAGCGGCTTTTTCAACGAAGTTAATGAGCGGAAGCGCGGCCTTTTGCTCAGGGCTCGGCTTCACAGGAAGTGCTTCCTCTTTAATGAAACCATGAATAACAACTGCAAGCATTGCATCGCTTTCAGTAACATCGTAATCATTGAGCACAATGCCAATCTCTTTTTGGTTTTGTTTGAAAATAGTGCCTGCCTTTACTACATAACGACCTCCTTGCAGAGTTGCCAAACCAGGTTCTTTAACAGTTGCAAGTGCATGCTTGAAGCCTAAAGCTACATAGTGGTCAGGGATAGCGAGAATTTGCTTGCTGGAAGCATATTCTACCTTCTTTACTTTCATACCCATAATCAGTTTCCTCCTTTTACTTATTCATTTCCATTGCTGTCATTAGGAGCAATGCCCATCATGCCAAGCTTGATTGCGGCCAAGCTCTTGCCGTAGGTTTCAGCAGTGTCCGGGCCATTGTTATGGTCGCCGTCTTTAGGGCCGTTTCCTTTAGGCTTCCACCCATTGGGATTTTTCAGGTCTGACTTTGCTCCAAACAGGAAAGACTTTTCCTTGCGGATAGTTTCATTTTGCTCTTTGAAGCCCGCAGTGATTTTACCTGCTTCGTCCATTGTGACTTTGCCCAAGTCAAATAATCCCATAACCATGTCAGCATCGTGTGGCTTGCCTTCAGCATCTTCTAACAATGCAAGACGAACTGCGTTGCGTTTGCGTTCCAGTTCCATGTTTGCTTTGTACTCGGCATCTTTTTGCTTGTTAGCTTCTTCCATTTCAACAATCTTTGTGGCAAGTGCTTTAGAATCACCCTCAAACTTTTTCAGCTCTTTGATTTGCGTGTCACGCTCAGTCAACTGGTCTTTAGCAGTTTTCAGCTCATTGTTGACTTCGTCAAAGCGATATTTAGGCACGAACTTGCCATCAACTGCTTCCTTGTGAATTTTCAAAATGCTTGCGACTTGCTCTTCACTAAAGCCTGCGTCAATCAATTTTTTCTTGTCCATGAAACGTTCTCCTTTTGATATTACACTTTTTTCGTGGTTGTGTCCACGTTATATCGTATATTATTTTACACTACGATTCAAGAATCTGTTTATAATAAAAAAGTGCCCAAGTGTTATTACTCGGGCACCTCTTAAAAAATTACTTATTCAGTTTGCTAATATCGTCCACAATGTGATTTTCCATGAACTGAGCTAGTGCTTCCAGTGTTCCGCAGTTCGGACAAATTTCAGTCTTATTATCTGTGTGGCTCAATGTCCAATTCCGCAAACGTCCAAGATTTGCTCATAGCTCCTACACACCTAACAAGATATCGAAAATATAGTCCATTTCAAGGCCTAGCTCGTCAATCATAATTTGCTCAGCTTCGTCGTAATCACCGCCCGCATCCTCAATCATTCCACGAACCTCTGTCACCAATGCAACTGCTTCAGCTCTAGACATCCCGTCACGTTTCATCAAAATTGCTACCACATTATTCATAAGTTTTGTCCTCCTAAAGTGTTGAAAGTATGCGGGTCTTGCGACTCGCTTATGTAATTAGAATCTAGTGATGAAATAACAGCAAGCGTTTTTTACTGCTTGGTCCCATGTGTCGCTCAGGTAATCAAACTCATCTTCCAACCAGTCATTATCAAGTTTGACTGCATACGTATCAAGTCCAAGCTCCTTGTCAACAACGTGCTTAATGGTGAAATGCGCATACACATCTCCGCCAAGCTTGTCAAAGTAAATAGTCACGGATTCTTTCAGGACCTTAATGGGCCACCCGGCTTCCTTGATTTGCTTATAAGCCCAGTAATCTTTGTAAGTGTTTTCCATGTGAATTGCCTCCTCAAGTTTTGAAAGTTTTTGAGTGAACCTCACGGCTCAATAATATTATAATACAATATTATCTATTTCGCAAGATATTTTTTCTCTGTCTGTCGAGAATACCCTGAGTGACTTGCTTTTCGCGAGCCTTTGCTCTAATTAGTTTATCCTGCTTTTTCCTATAATCCAAATAATCCGGGCAAGTTGCATGGCAACCAACTTTTCGCTTGGTGCAGTTCATACACTTCATGACGCCCCCTCCACTTAGTATATAGCAATTTTAGTTATTCTTTAAATCGCTTCGCATAGCTCGCTTCTGCATACTCATTGACCCACTGCTCAAAGGTAACGTCATCACCAACGAAATAGCTTTGCCCATCTTCGTTTGTCGCTATGCGGTCAGCAATAAGCGGAGCAATTTCGTCGTCCGGAAAATACGGGATGGTGGTACTGCGGCAATGCGGATGCAAGGGCGGCAAGTTCACACCAGTTTCAGCTTCACTGAGCTTGAACAGTTTACCATCCAATTCCCTGCAGATATTGCTTGTGCGACTGTCCAGCGTTGCAAGATACTTGTATTGCTTGACGACTCCGCTCGCTTTGTATGCGTCCAGTGTTGCGACATTGCTAATATGGTTCATTTCCGTGCGAACAAGTCTTACCGCGTTATTGTAACTGACACCTAATTTCTTTTCGAGGTCCACTGTTACCTGCGCAGGTCCACGTCCACGAACAAATTCCTGCGGCATTGACTGACTCAACTGTCGAACAAGGGCGTTTTTATTTGCCCATATTCTGTCGCTGTAATTACTGCCGAGCCACTTTGTCTTAACGGCTTTTTCAAGTTGTTCTTGGCCTGGAGCAGTAAAGCTGACGCCCATTTTCGCTTGCTTGTTTATATCAAAGACTGTTTTGTAAAACTCCTCTTCGTATCCAGTTTTGAGCAGGTCACCCAGGCCTTGTTCAAAGCCTATTGCAAGCTCCTCAATATTGTGTCTAATATGAAGCATAATTTCCTGAAGCTGTGACACATAAGCACGTCCGGACAGTTTTTTCAGCTCATTTATGTATGCAGGGTCTCCGCCTAGCTTTTCAACTGCTTCTAAATACTGCTGAGCACGTTGCTTGAAATCCGCAAGCTCGTCAGCATTCAAATACTTGCGAGCATCAGCAAGTGTGATGTCCTGCTCGCTCGCAAATCGTGTATAAAAAGCTTTCAACTCAAGCTCAATATTTTTTAGTGCTTTTTGGTATGCTTTGCGAAGCTCCTTCTCGTATGTAAGTGCGGCCTTTTCATTTGCAATTAGGTCCTGCTCAGCTCGTTCTTTCCAGTATTCCTCATTAGGTATGGACCTTTTCATTATTCATCACCGCCAGTAGTGGGTGCAGGTTGACCGAAGCCGCCTTGGTCTCCTTGCATAGTCATTAGCTCCTGCAATGCTTGCTCTTTTTGCTTTTGCATTTTTTCCACTTCAGCTTGTGCGTCAATAACCCAAGGATGGTTTGCGATAATAGTTTCATCACTAATAATGCCGACACTTGCTTTGGCGTTTTGAATAGTTTCAGTTTCGTTCACAACCATGTCAGTGTTGAATACAATGTTGAAACCAGTGTCCATATAATCGCCGAGGCCCTTTGCGGCCAAATCAACTTTAATGAACCATACTAATTCTTCCATGGATGCAGAAAATTCATTGCTCATGCCGTCAACGTCCATGTCCAGGCCTGCATATCTAAATCTCAGTGCAACGCCGGAAGCATTGCCTAAATTATCGTCCTGAGTGTCAACGCCATTGCCTGCTTCGTATAAATCGCGCTTCAGTCTGTTCAAATGACTGTCAATTGCGGAAGTGTCCAACGGAGTATTCAGCGCACTCAAATCGCCGTCGTCACTAACAAAAGCAGTGCGGTAGATTGCCAAGTTCTGAACGAACTCACCCTTGTCAGTGCCATCATAATTGCGAACCACTTTAATACTGTTAGGCACGTCCTGCAAATTGTTAGACATGTCACTTGTGTTTGTGTCATAGTCATCTAAAATAGGCTTGATTAGCTTCAGCAGGCTCATTTCGTCTGCATTGTATTTGAACGGAATGAACGGAACCTTATCCCAAGTCGCTTCCACGTTACGCATAACGGGTTGACCATTTTCGTCAACATTTTCGCCGTCCTGCTCTTGCACAAAGAAATGGCCGTGAGCAGTGCTACCCATTTCCGGGTCAGGCTCAAGTCCTTTGTCGCCTAGTACATAATACCAGACACCGTTCACCGTGTGGTATTCAGCTTTATACAGTTCCTTCTTGTACCCAGTTTCACCTATTTGTGTGATTGAGTACACGCGAATGACCGCGTCTAATTCTGTGTGGTCTGCATCCGCCCAAAAAGGAATAATTTCTTCGCTCGGAATACGCTTGAAACACAATACGCCTTCCTGGTTATAATGCACTTGCACCCAAGCAATGCCATTCACAATGGAATCCACTCCAATGCGCTTGAGTTTGCGTCTAAACTTCTTGTCAATGTATTTGCCTAAGGCATCAACAAACATTTCATCTTCACAGTCCACTGTAAATTCCTTACTGAGCAGGTAATTTACTTTTTGATTGGTTAGCTTGCGCATACACGGATGAGCCAATTTGCTATTGCTCAAGTTCTGAGCTTCCTGCTTACTGCCATTGCGGTCAATATAATAGCGAACACGCTCCGTGATGTCATTATCGTTGCCATAATAGTTCTGAGCAATAAGCATGTATTCACGCTCTGAACTGTTTTGCCAGTCAGTAATATTTGTGAATAAAAAATCTTGCTCAGGCTTTCCGATGCTTGCAAGCTTACTGATTTTTGATTTTACTTCGCCTAAAGATAGGCTTTGATATGCAGGTAAAAAGTTCATAGTGGTACCTCCTTGTCTATGTATTATTTTATATTGTAACGTGCTTTATTCACTATAATAAAAAGACGAAGCAATACGCTCCGCCCTTATGTGCTAGTATTTGTATCCGGAGCCACTTGCACCTACGCTCCAATAATTGCCAACAGTAGAATCACCGCAATCCCATGTATCCTGAATCTTGCCGCCTTTTACGCATGTCAAGTGACCTGCTAAACTAACGACGTAAGAACGATTCGGGTCACACTGCTTGCAGAAGTCTTTGAGCTGAACTTTTTTATTGTCAGTTTTGCGAGGCTGTGGATACTTTGTCCACCCATGTGAATTCAAATAAAGTAAATACAGTTTTGGGTCTCCTATGGCACGCTTTGCATTAAAGGCCATGTGACTCAGCTCAATAAATACGTCGTCCCAGTCTTTGTTCAGTGCTAAAGCAAGGGCTCTGATTACACAATCTCCAGCTGTTTTGCAGTTTTTTGGGTTTGCGTTATTGTACGTGAAATGCGCGTTGTCCTGACGATAAGTTGGTGTCATATTATTACCTCCGAGTGTTGAAAGTTTTTTAGTGAGCGGTGACCGCTCAATAATATTGTAACACCATATTGAACAGTTTACAACTAAAAGCTGAATGTTCGTCTGTTCAGCTCCTCCGTCGCATAGCGCATGGCATCCATCAAGTGATTGTAATCATCTGCAGGGTCTGTGGTAGACTTGCCGGTGTCTTTGTCCGGTGCCCAAATATAATTGCTCAGCTCCACAATAGTATTTACGCACTTTGGATGAACAAAAATCTTATAGTCTTGCAGTGTTTGGATACCTGCTTTCACTGATCCTGGGCCCTTCTTTGCTCCACGAATACGTCGCAGGCCCATGTCCTTCAGCTCAGCAATAGTCCTCGGGTCTTCACTGTCCGCAGTTATACGGGCCTTAGCATAGCCTTTGTATTTGATGGTATCGTAAATATCACGGTTCTTCATGCGTGTCTTGTATATTTCATCAAATATGTAAATTTCACGCTTCTCCTCGCTCACTAACAATGCCATAAAAGCAGTTGGGTCATTCGTATAACCAAAGTCCATGCCGTACAAATCACGATAAATGAATTCGCCGTACTTGTTTTTACTTGCAAGCAGTTCGTCAGCATTAAATTCAAGCTCCTGCCAGTTTTCGTATACCAAGCCTTCAGCAATACCCCAATTTCCTAGGCCCTCAATATTATATCGTCTCGGGTTTTCCTCTTTCATTATTGCAAAGATATCCAAGTCGTCCTGACCTAAAAATTCATTGCAATCATAGTTTTTGGTTATTGCTAAAATATCGCCACGCTCACTCAGTCCATTGCTACCCACTTTATCAAAAAAACGTTTTTTGAGCCAAATCTTGTCGGACCATGGGTTGAATGTTAGCGTATGCTGTTTGAATAGCGGCGCAGGCACTTCGCCACGAATAGACATGTCAACCTTATCAAAGTCGTCTTCATTCGTGCATTGGAAAGCTTCTTCCCACCATACCCAACACAAATAGCCGTCATCCGCAGTAATAGACGTGATTGACTGCGGGTCATCCAAACCGCGGAACATTATGCGCTGACCACTTGGTATATATGTTAGTTCAAGCGGGTTTTTGGTCCCTTTCCACAAATGCGCAACACCTAGTCGCTGAATAGCCCATTTTAGCTGTGCGAACGTACTGTCACGATGTGTGTTAAAGTATCTGCGAATAACTAAAGTATGAGGCTTTAGGCCGTACTTGTGAAAATACTTCATCATGTTATATGGATACCAAAAGGAGGCGGTACACGATTTTTTTGAACCGCGTCCGCCTTTCAGCGCTCGGTAACGTCCTTTGAAGTTCCAAAACTGCTTATATCCTTTTCCAATCAATTGCGGAAGACTTTTCACTTCCGGACTCAGCATTGTCACTTTACTCACTCATTTCTTTGCTGTTGATAATACTAGAAACAATACAGTCGCCCAAGCAACAGTCCGTTCAGTTTTCAGCTTTTTGAGCTTCGTCTTCTGCTCCTTGTCGTACAGCTGAAATGACTGCTCGGCCGTTTTCAACTGCTCTTGCAATTCTTTGTTGTTCAGTTGCAATTTCAGCACCAAGGTTTTCTGCTTGCTCAATTCCGCTGATACCTCGTTCAATGCTTGCCGAGCTTCTATCAATACTTGCTTCTGCTTCTCGTAGGCCTGCACTGATTTGCTTCTGCTTGCTTCTACTGTGCTCAATGCTTGTTCTAACTTGCTGAGCTGTGTTTCCGTTATCTTGTACACTCTTTCCTGACCAAAGCATGTAAACGGCATACATAGCAAGAATGCAAATAATAACAAGAGCACCATTTTTGATGTATTCTTTTTGCACTGCATTTTCCCTCCCGCGATATAAGTATCGCGTCGCGTCTAAAAAGTTGCTTATAGACGCTCCTAGAATCCTCTATAAGCGTTTTTATTTGAGTAGGCTATCCGTTACCCCTCGTGCAATAGCTCTAGCGATTTCATCCTGCTTCAAAACAAGCAATCTGCAATCCTCATCACTGTCAATAAAAGCAATTTCAACTAATACAGCGGGCATGGCAGTTCTGCGCAGAACGATTAGGCCATTGTTTGCTTTGATGCCACGGTCTACTGTACTGAGCGTTGACACAAGCTCATTTTGAATACATTGCGCAAGCTTTTGGCCTGCGGCGGAAGCATAAAATACTTCTGTGCCTTTTGCCCTGCGGTTGAATGCGTTGCAATGCAGGGAAATGAATAAATCGCTTCTGTGCTTTTGGTTTGCAGTGTAACACACTGAGCCTACATATCCCTGCCCGTCTTCTCCTGCAAGATTATTGCTTTGCATGAGCATGACATCAAATTCAACTGCTTCTAAATAATGCTTTACAAGCTCGCCAATCTTGAGTACAATTTCTGCTTCAGTAACATTCCAGTTATCGTTGATTGCTCCTGGGTCCATACCTACGCAATGGCCTGGATTAATGAATATTTTCATGCTTGCTCACTCCTTTTATTATGGAATTATTGTTACGTCAATGGTTATTCGTTTATCACCAAAGTTTGTTGTCGTGCGACTCACCTTGTTTATGACATACTGAGTATTTCTAGGCAACACAATCTCAGATTCAGCCCTATTATTTGAGCCGTTTTTATTTCACTTCTCCACTAATTGTTAATAAGTCGCAAAGCGGTTTTTCAAGGATGCTTTTAATTCGCTAAAAGAATTCCACTGTCCATAACCATTTTGGCGGAAACTGCTTGACACAATGTAATCTGCTTGGTAAGCAGTTTTTGCCACTTTGTGGTGCTTGACATTGCTCCAAATTGACAAGTTGTCAGGATTTGGGTTTGCCGCATTGGCCCGGGTCAGTATTGTACTTGCTATTCACAAATTTATTGAACATTGCAAATCCGGATGGAGCAATAATAAAGGCAGTTACGAATAATTCAAAGTGAGGCCAAGTCTTTTGTGTAAGTGCTAAATACACACTGACGAGCGTGCCAACTAAAATTAGAAACGTGTTACGAATACGCTCATAACTGAATATTCCTGCTTCCTTAAATATTCCCAACATTTTATTCACTCCTTTCATTCAGTGGGCAGTGTCATGAAACCCTCGTATATTTGGTCCATAACACCATTTCCACCTAAATTATGATAGGCCATGTAATTAGCGTGAAAGCTGTCTTTGACGTGAATCGGACAATGTTTGATTCCAATGTAATAATGCTCGTAGTCTCTAATCATTTGAGCCCGGAGCAATGATTGGACGCCTTTGCGGATTGCTTTGTTCTCTCGCTCCACTTTTACCTGCAAGTGTGCATTCCGCTCATTTATCCGTTCCATTTCCGTTTTGAGCCTTGCCGTAATTAGGCCTAGTGCCACCGTTAAAACCGCGTTGAAAACATAACTCACATACTGTTCCATCTCACAAAAAGCCTCCCTAAAATACTATTCATATTCAAAAACCTCCCATCCTAGAGTGAGCTTGTTCAACCGCTGAAAAAGTTGAATAATTCAGGGTTTGAATAAAATTCTGTTTTCTTGCTTCGTATATTATTATAGTGTATATTTGTTGAGTGTGTATATTATAAAAAGCATCCGTTCATATTAGATGCCTTTTATGCGCTCGCATATTATTCAGATTTTAGTATGTTTTGAGTAGGAATCCACCAGTTCATTTTCTTGCATTTGTTGCCTCTGCGGTTTGCATCACAAAGGCTATTATACCACATTACATCATGAGCCGTGATTACTTTTTGTTTACTTTTCTTTTTCATTTTCTTTTACTTCTTCCTTTTCGTCCATTTTTGCACCGCAGTGTCGACAATATCTGTCCTCGTTGTCATCATCGTACACATCACGGATATACCGACCACAGCATGAGCACTGTGCATTGCCGCGCTTTTTATATATCCAATGCCCGTGTTTCGGCGGCTCAACGGTTTCTGCTGCATCAATAAGAGCTTCAAACAATCCTTCAAAAGATTTAAGTGCTCTGTCAGCATCAATTAGTCGCATTTTCTTTTGCCTCCCATCTTTTACAACTGCCTTCACCCTTTAATGTCCAAAATAATAACCAATGTGCAAGTATACAGCAAACAACTAAAAATTCTCCTCCGCCCACTGTTTGAACAGTTTCTTTAGTGCTATGCTTGCAGTCTTTGCACTTATTGATTTCCATTGCGCCCTCCTACATGCTCAGCCAATGCTTGCCTAGCATAAGCATACAAGTGATGAATATTACCATGTATATTTTGAATCGTAACATTCCGTCGCTTACATATTTTTCAATGACCTATGCTATACACTCACCTATTGCCCATGCAATAGTTACGGCTATGGATGTTTTTAGTGCTTCATATAATAGAATCATCTTTGCTAATCCTCACTTATAATTCTACTGAGCGTGCGTTCAACTTTGGTTTGCATTGTGCTTTGCATTGCTTCATCACTGAACCCAAATTTTATTTGCAGTTCCTTTACCATAACTAGAACATCTACGAGTTCTTCTAATACTGCATTTTCAGCTTCATATACGGTCATGTATTTGCCTAAAGGTTGACCATATCCAAAAAATCTGCGGTGCTTGCTCAGTGCTTGCAGGAGTTCGCCTACTTCTTCAGCTGTTTGCATAATTACATCACGCAGTTCTTGTGAATCGGCTATTTGCTCAATCTTTGCTTCTATTTCTTTGTTCATACTGCGCCCCTTATTTCTTTTTAGGCTTGTTTGCATTATTGCGCTTTTTGACTAAATCAATATAGTGGTTGATATATGCTTGGTCCGGGCCTTTGTCAAAGCCAGTGTTCTTGTATACGCCGCCCTGCTTTTTGGTATCTTTTGTCATGCTTGTTACCTCCTTATGGATTATTCACAACTAAATTATTAAGGTGATGGTATGTTTGTAAATACTCATTTACAACTGCCCTAGATTGTTGCCGTGCTTTGCCTTTATTCATTAGCACGTCAGTGAATGCTTCCGCAGTTGCTTCACGATTGTTTTCATTTGCATACTTACTGATTGCGCGGCGGAAAGTCCGTATATCCGTCTTTAACTTCCTTGCCGCAGAACCTGCTAAATGATTTGCAACTTTTTGTCCGTTGACTTTGTCAGCTGAGAACCGGTCGACAATCTTGTCGTTTACGCCTTGTTGCTTCAGATGTGTTGCAGACGCCACGATGCCGTAGTGCATAAAGTGTGAAAGCTCGTGTGCAATGACAGAACGGATTTCACTACTATTGTGAAAACCATCGATAAGGTTAAGGGCTAGACTTGCTTTGAGACTAGGGTTGTTTGGTTTATCAAAGTATGTTGCATTCAGCTCTATTTTCTTTGTCCACCCATTAGCAGTTGCATAAGTATTTTGTCCCATAGTGGGAAGTGAAAACTCTATTTGAGCCGCCGCAATAACGTCAAGCAATATTGGGTCCAAGCTTTCAAAATCTTTGAGTGATTCATGTATCATTTCTATATGGTCGTCGTGCATAGTTGCCACTGACATGCCAAACTCATTGTGCAACTGCTTCCGCATTTCTTTGACACTTGTTGCTTGAAGTTGTGTTACTGGTGTCACTGAGCCCGCCTTTAATGACGTTCCTCTTCCTCCTGTAAATTACCTCCTCACTGAACATGTCCTGTGGCAAGTTGTTGAAGGATAATTGGGCAGTTTGGACCTGCATACGGAAGAGCGCGAATTGTGTCATAACTAATGAATTCCGCCGCTTCCTCTACACTCATATTGCCGTGCTTGCATAAGCTCATGACCATCAAATCGTAATCGTAGACTGCTCGCCCGTCAATTGACACGCCGACAAACGCTTCTACGAAATCCGGATTTTTGAATAATATAATGCCTTCATATCCATGCTCTTGCAATGATTCTTCTAACGTCATTTTGAATCCCTCACATGTCTTACTATATTGTACACTGTCCAGGCTTGGCATAGCTATTATAGGAATCGTATGTAAGTAGTTGAACCGGACCCGTCATGGACACCACTTCGTCAAGCCAGGAGTCTGAGCACCTAAGCAATACCAATTTAGGCTCAAGTCGTTTCAATGTTTCCTCATAGCCTTTGAAAAACAGATATCGCGCTTCCGGCTCCTTCATGCTCCCAATAGCTGACACGCTAATCACTGAATTTTTGGGCACGCCGTCAAAGCAGAAGTCATAACTTTCCTCAGTGCTCCAACACACATTTGGAATGACTTTGATGCCGTGTGCTTGCCAGTATGCGGCACACCACTGCTTCCTGTAATGGTTGAAAATTTGTATTGGCATTGGAACATCCCTAAATAATGAAAAGTCTGGTTGAAATACACCTGGATATGATTTCAGTAGTTCTATATATTTTTTAGGTGTGTTCCATACCCTGTTGAATAAATAGTCCTGAATATAGAAGTGTACCCACTTGTCATGCTCCGGATTATTGCTTGTCACATAATTAAATGACACTGTTTGCATGGTTTCAGGAACACTGTCCAATTTTTCCATAATAGGATTGCCTAGCTTCGTGAATAACACGTTTTCCGGAGTTGCTAGGACATTGTGGAAGTCCTGACCATTTAGATATGCGTTTCGTCGCAATATACCCCTTCTTTACAGCAAGAAAAGGGCCTTGCGGCCCTTTTGCTTTTTTATTTCACTAAAGTTCTCAGGTGCAGTCTTTGAACTTCACGCTTTCAATAGAACCTGCCCAGTCGTACTTTTTAGCAATAAGACCAGATTCGTTTATGATGTGCTTCAGCTTGCTCAGCTTGTCAGTCGCGTTTGAAAGTGTTTTGAGTTGAGCCTTCCGACTCAATATTATTTATTCTGCAAGTCCTTTTCCTCAGCTTCTTCTTGAAAATGCTCCTCGAATAAGCGCAATGGAATTTCCACAGTGTACCACCACCTACCGCAGTCCTTGCACTTGCGGCGTCGCTTTATATACTGCCCGCCCAAATATGGGCGACTGTCAACAACGCTCATCTGCTGTGAGTTACATTTTGGGCAATTCATACTCCCTCCTTATTCACAATAGTCAACGCTCCTTTGCTTTTTTGCACATGTAAAGTTGAATGGCACTGTAGATAATAATGTCCTTCAGGCTTTCCTCAACCTTATCGCCGTGAATGCCATGAACTTTCACATGCGCCAAATGCTTGCGCTCATAAGCAAAGGCTTCTTCAAACATACGCTCATAATTAGGCGGAGTTCCATTCATTTGAGCGCCAGTTCTAAAAATAATGAGCGGGTCACGGTCCTCACCGTATTGCGCATTCTTCTTTTTGAACTGCTCTTTTAGCTCGTCCAGCACACCAACAATATAATTTACATATTCGTCATTCATGTCTAGACCTCCCTGCCCGCACACAAAGGGCCATGATGACATAAACTAAAATCATGGCCACTGCGGACACAATTAAAAATCCTACAATGTTATTACAAGGCATTCCTAGTCCTCCAAATCTTCCTCGCCTTGAAAAACGACGCTTGCATTCAAGTTCACATTTTGCTCGTTAAAGCCTTGCATCTTGTTCAACTCACCAACTGCGCTTATTAGCGCGTTATTATTAGTCACTGTCGAGCGGGATTTCTTGAGTATGCGGAGCATTTCACGAGCCAGTTTATTGACTTCCTCTTTGTCACTTGCATTGTTCAAAAGGTTTTGCAGAAACTTGATTTCATCATCATAAGCCTGATTGATACGTTCCATGTCCTTTTTATTACACGCAATAACGAATCTCAAGGTTTCGATAGCTTGCTCACGAGTCCACCCAGTTTTGACAAGCTCACGCTCACGCAGTTCCGCCTCAAGCTCCTTGAAACGCCTTTGCACTCGAGGACGATTGAATACCTTACTGGCTACGTCGTATAATGCTTGACCCTTTTTTATTCGGGTCTGTGGAAATGCGTATAAGTAAGCGTCAGCTTGGTTATATCCCTGAAGCAATCTATTGATGTAGCGTTCTTCCTGTAATGTTACTGCATCATTTTTTGGCTTGTCCTGTTTTACCATGATAATCACCTCGAATTATATTATTATACAATATTTTACAACAATTCCAGGAAAAAATCAATTCAGGAACCGTGAGGCTCCGGACTTAAATACACCTAATTCATAGCAAAACATGGCTACCTTATAAATGATTTCACGCTTTATTACATAGCCATTGGACTCTTCAGTGTGCAATAGCTCAAAACAGACATGCCGATAATGGCCTGCATTGGTAAATGCTTTGCAGTAGGCAGAACGCTTGAAATAGAACTCACGCATCATGATTTCATGAGACGAGCCGCTAAAATAGCACAGTGCTTCCTCGATAGCGGCAAGCATACGCCTTTCAGTTTCTAACTCACTGTTTTGCAATTCGTTATACCCAAAGAGGCTTTTCTCTATGTAACGATATTGCCAGTCATTTAGTATTCTCATGATGGTGCTCCTGTTCTACACTAAATAGAGGAACCGCAACGGATTCCTCTATATACTTTTTATAACATTCCGGACCAAAGCCAATTGCTTTTGATTGCTCGCTCACAAGCTTACGACCACAGCGTCTGCAAATACTTTTTGGCTTCAGGTCCGTGTTATTCATTTTTGTTGCCCTCTACACGTTTCCAGCGACGAGTATAGTCCTTTATATAGCCCGCTTCTTCGAGGCTAGGAGCAAGCTCGTCTTGGTACTGCTTGCAGTAATCTTGAATATCTGATGCAGTGGATTGAATTTTCTCCAATATGCCGTCCGCATAAAAAGCAGTTTCGATATCCGGGTCGTCCTGTTCTAACACTTTACACAATTGGTTGAGCCGGAGCTCCAAAACATTTTTAGACAATTTCAAATTGTTTAGAGTGTAGGCTAGTTTTGTGCGAATCATATTATTTCCTCCTTAAAAAATGTTGACTAAAATATAATCAGGGGCCAGTTCAACAGGAAGCTGACCTGTCTTGATTTGCCGCTCAACTTCGCGAATGAACTTTACAATGTCGAGCAGTTCATTTACGTCGTACGCATTGCCTTTTTCCTTTGCAAGCTTTACCTGGAAAGGCGTCAGGCCAGTTGTTTTGCAAATATTAGGACTATTGCCTGCACTGTGAACCATGAGCATTGCCCGGAAGTTGTTGTACAGTACGCCCACAATCACCAATGGATGCTCCCCTACTGCAATGACGTCTTGAAGAAGTTTATAGCTTTGTTCCGTGTTCCGCTTGCACACTGCATCCACGAACTCGAAGATGACGTCCTTTGGATTTACGTGAATGACACCATGCTTGGCCGCATACTGGAAAGCATCGTCAAGAGACCACTTGTTAGCTTTGCACAAACATTTGAGCTTATCACACTCAAGCATGAGTCTACCATAATTGTGGTCACACAGTTCGACAAGCTTTTTCGCATTGCTCGCGCTCAGCGGCAGTCCTTTGATAGCATACTTCGCAAGCACCTCCACAGACAGTTCCGGAAATTCTACAATGACATTTTCGTGACGCTTGTAAAACTTGCCGCGCTTGTCAATGCTTGTGTACACTAAAATGATAATGTTTTGTCCTTGCACTTTGCCTGCCATAATGCTTTGCCATACCTGCTCTTGTTGAGTATAGTCTTTGTCATCGCGAATCACATAGCATGTAGGCTTTGACAGGAATGAATTGTTTTGTGCCTTGGTAAACACTGCTTCCACGGACTCAGTACGCACCAAGTTCGCATTTGCTACACTAGCAATCTTTTTCACATAAACGTCCATAATGGCCCACTCAGGACCAGTCAGAACATACAAAGGTTGAACAACTTTTTTTATTAGCTGGATTTTCAGCTCAAGTAGCTTCATTGTCTACACTCCTCAATTCTAAAATTAGTGTGTCCACAGTTGCCGCTTTGTTTATGCCATTCACTCTTAGCTGTGAAAGGTACTTGCTCACTATTTTCACGCATTGGAACGACTCCACTGAAGGATTTTCCTTCATGCGATTACCATACACAAGCATGAGCGTCCGCATGAATAAAGCAATATCCCAACCAGTGTCAGTATCTTTTATTTTCAGCTTTGTGCCAATCTTTAATGCGTTTGCAGTGCTAACAGTTTTTACATGATTAGCGACCGTCTCTACGAAACTGTAGAAGTCCGCAACACCACCATCCTTGAACTGCTCCACTTCGCCTGGAGTTACGCATATTTCCTGGAGTATAGCAAGCTCCTCCTCAGCGAACCTAAAATTTGAGGATTTGCAATATTTCAAAATATCTGCGGGCGTGTATGCCTGCATATACAACACAGTTCCACGACTGCGGAGCGTTTCCAATGTATTATTCACATCAGTAAGCGTCAGCACGAAATGCGCTTGTCTAGGCGGCTCCTCAGTCACCTTCAATAGTGCGTTTTTAGCGGTAGGACTCATTTTATCTGCATTGGAAAACATGTAAACAGCAGAACGACTTTGTCTATAAGCAGTGTTGATGGTTTTCCGCACATCGTCAGCTTTTATTCCGCAGTCTGTAAAGCTTGCGTTCAACTGCTTCGCAATGTATTTAGCCACTTCTCCTTTGCCACTACTTTCCGGCCCCACAATTATTGTGAGCGCAGGTGCTGAGTGTTTGAGCAAGCGGTCAATTGTACTGAGCAATCTTTCTTGTCCAAGCATGTTATCACCTACTAATCAACAGCAGTGTAGACTCAATCAATGGTTTTGGTGCTGTTTCCCATTTAATCGCATTATTCAGTCCAATAACATCATGCAAGAGGCCTAAAAGGAACTCGTAGTCAGTTATTTCCGTAACAGTCTTCAAGCGTTCTTTATACAGTGACGGAATCTGCACATATTTGAAAGTCCCGAGCAAATAATACTTGGCAACACCGAGCAAGAACAGACTGTATTGCTTCATGAATTGCTTAAGGTCAATACCCGTGCGATGGACGCCTTCTACAATAGCAATGAGCTTTGCTTGCTTCCCTTCAGCTATGCACTCAGTCAAGTCGAACATTGTATCATAATCAACTGTTCCCAGTGCTTCAACAGCACTCTTGATGGTTATGTTTGCATCATAGCTAATACACTTGTCAAGCAGTGTGATTGAATCACGGCAACCGCCGTCAGCAAGGTTTGCGATGTAGTCAAGAGCCTCGCTTGTAGCTTCCACGCCTTCCTGCTTGCAGATATACTTCAGTCTAGACACAATGCCTTCAAAAGTAATACGTTGAAAGTCATAGCGTTGAACCCTGCTCAAGATAGTTGCTGGAATTTTTTGCGGGTCAGTAGTACACATAATGAAAATAGTTTGCGCAGGCGGTTCTTCCAATAGCTTTAGCATAGCATTCCATGCGCCCGTTGACAGCATGTGGCACTCGTCAATGATATAAACTTTGTACGGAGCGTCCAGTGCTTTGAACTTTGCATTGTCGATAATCTCGCGCACGTTTTCCACGCCATTGTTGGACGCCGCATCGATTTCAATAGGATTGCCTTGGTGCTTGTTGATTTCATTTGCAAAAATACGAGCACAAGTGGTCTTGCCAGTACCTGCACCACCAGTGAACAAATAGCAATTCTTTTGAGTGTCCGTTTTCAACTGCTCCTGCAGAATGAGTTTGATTGCACCTTGCTCAACTACATCAGCAAAGGTTTTTGGTCTATACTTATTAGCTAAAGTAATAACAGCCATTATTCAACTTCCTCCAAATCTAATCTATTTGCTTTTGCATAGTTTTCAAACATTACTCGCTGAGCGGCTCGCCGTGCCGCCACTGTGACGCCTTTCAGTTCCGGAAATTCCTGCTGAACTTTGCGCCGTGCTCTTGTTATGGATTCCATGCTCGTCAACTGACCGCTCAAAAGCAAATGCTTGAAACTTGCATTAATGTCAACGCCCATTTCCTGAAGAATAATAGCTTGCAGTAGGCAATCACTACTTCTTGTTTCCGGGCGCTCTTGCAGTATGCGCCTAACCATACCCGTAAGCTTCATTAAATCATACATCCTCAAGCTCCTTTCTAAGATGCTCCTGCAACTGCTTAAAGAGTTGCTCATTTATTATATAGAAATTTTGCTTATTGCCTAAACCACCAAAATTGAAAGCCAGTGCCCAAAATGGCTTACCAATTGCAAAACATTCTTCTTGTAATTTGTCAAGCCATTCTCGCTTGATACTGAACGACGCCTTTTCAGTTGTTGCTGTTTTACACTCAATGCAAAAGTGTTTACTAACAACATCGCCTTTCATAAAGGGTGTTGCTCCGCTATTGGGTTGACGCTTTCCGCCTAGTGCTTTTGCCACCTGCGCTTCCTGCTTCTTTGAATATTTGCGTGTATTCATTGTTTTTTACCTTTCCTATGTAATTTAATTGTCAAACCAACTTCTTCTTTAAGACACTGAGCTAAGTCATCAAGAGTTACATAATCGTCTTGAAACAATTCATATAAATCCATACACAAATTCACAAAGCGTTCTTCTCTGCATTGGCCATTGACCTCTTTGCGCATAAGCTCACCGAACTTGTCGTGCAGTACCATCACTGGTATCCGTATCATTAGCAGAAATGCTTTATCCATTGCTTCAGTCGCCGCGTCCTGCTTTATTTTGTTTATTTGGTCTAGACTAAAATTATAAGTTGACACTTTGGCTCCTTTAATGCCCGCGGCTCGCCTTTGTGCTCTGTTCATATTTTGACATTCCTCCCTACCATTTTTAATAGTTGTGCGGCTTTTGACAGCACCCAGGAGTCCCTAATTGGCAGGAAAGCGCCCGTGCTTGCGTCCCAATCTTTAAAGGCTTGATGCCAGCACACTTGTTCCGCCACTTTTGGATACTTCGTTTGTAGTTCAAGCAGTTCCACAGACCATTTGTCAAATGTAGAGTCACTGATGATACTTTCATTGAGCTCATAATATATGCAACTATGAACTAATAATTGAAGGCGCCTGCGCTTGATGCACTCAGCAATGACAAGGTCTACAGTTGGTGCTTTTTTGTGTACTGTAAAAAGTGCCATGACATTACCTCCTCAAACAATATATAGTAAATTTTTATGAATAATAAAGGCACCGCTGGAAGCAGTGCCTGAAATTTTATTTATTTACTTTCAGCTCAATCACAAGCTTTTGACCTGGACGAATTATGCACGAGGAATCAATATTGTTTTGCTTGCGCACATAGTGAACAATTTCCTGAACATCACGCCGGTCTCCGTATTCAAGTGACAAGTCTAAGCAAATATCAAACAATGTGTCTCCTTGAGCAACTGTTACTGGCACATATACACTTTTTTGTTCCGGAAAAAACGTGTCCTCTGCCCACCCAACTAAAAAGTATGCTGACACAATTAGCAGTATAATGGCGAATAGCTTTTTCATGTTGCCGCCTCCTTTTAATAAACGGGCTCAAACTTTGCGCACTTAGGAATAATCAGTGTTCGAAGCTTGTTAGTGGTGAAATCAATATAGTCAATTTCATTATAGCAATATCCAAAGTATCTGCCCCCAAGCTCGCACTCACCAGAAGCAATATACTTTCCCCAATACGCAAAATTTTTAAGTTGCTCCTTAAAAATAATATCACCAATTCTTTTTCCGTTTTCAAGTAGTCCTACGATGTGTGCCATAGTGTTGACCTCCTCAAGTTTTTTATTGCCAATAATATTGTAACACAATATTACCAAGTTGTCAACAAAAATGAATGGCCGGAGTAGTTTCCGGCCGCTAAATTATGTACAAATAATCAGTTCATAGATTCGCTTAGAAATTTCCTGCAATAGCACGCTATTGTCGGGACTCTTGAGAAACTCAATCACATTAGGCTTGCCTTGTAATTTTAGTGTTTCACCATCTTCGTCCGTCACAAGTTCTCCGGACTCAATATCAACAAAAGTGAACCAAGCACCTGCTTGCTGAATAATGCCATACTTGAGGGCAGTTTCAACAGTGTCTGCCACGGTGTCAATGCCTGCATCGTATTTAAGTGTGTAGAATCCGGAGCGTCTGTCAGGCTTGCAGATCTTTGTCTTTGCTATGCTAATCATAACTAAATTACCTGCAGGCGTTTCCGCACTCCGTCTCAGCTCATTGTTACGCTCGTCAATGAAAGCTCCTTTTTGGAACAGTAAGCGGGCGGAGCAGTTATGCTTCCACCCTTTGCCACCAGTTGTGGTTAGTCCGCCATACTGGCTATTCATATCCTCACGCATTTGGTTGATACCAATTAGTGTGCAATTATATTTGACGCATAGCAGTTCCGCCTTTTTGCTGAACAACGTCAGTGCCGCGGCAATACCGCCGTAGGTCTTTTCTTCCATGCTTTTTTCATACGCTTGAGCGGAAAGCATGACGCCTAAAGAATCAAGCACTACCAATCCCACTTCGTCAGTTTCTATTGTTTGCAATAACATTTCAAATATTTGCTCAGCAGTTTGTGACATGGGCTTGAGCACAAACATGCTATCCACGTCAACACCAAGCAAACATGCCCAGTCTTCGTCAAGTGTGTTTTCACAGTCAGCATAGACAATTTGCTTAGGGCCTCTTTGTTCTAAGTATTGGAGTCTAGCAATTTGTTCCTTCTTAGGCTTTTCCAGTGCCTTTAGTTCTTGAACTTCCTGCTCATACTCCTGCCGGAACAGTTTTTGCGCATTGCACACAATGTCAAGAGCAGTTGTAGTTTTACCGCTTCCTTCCTCGCCTGCAAACTCAACTATTCTACCACGAGGAATACCGCCATAAAGCATGTAATTCGCGCGAGGACTACTGAACGGAATTTTACCAGTTTGGATGCGTGCAATCCCTCTTGCGGCAATGTCCTCTTTATACTGCTTGTTGAAATCCTTAATTAAGACATCCAGTTTAGACATTTGTTCCTCCTATACGCCCACTATCAACGCCCGACAGTTGATATTCTGCCATGCGCCTACTAATAACTTTTTTCACGGACTGCAATGTTTCATTGGCCGCTTCCATGCGAAGTTTCACCTTTTTGTATGCTCTACTATAAGCAATATGACAAACAAATTCATTCTGCGTTGCAAGCTCCGCCGCCGCAGTTTTGTCACCTATTGTACCACTTGCCGCTTCGTATGCTTGATTATAAAGCTCTTGCTTCACTGCTTTAGCAACGTCTTCTTTAATGCCTAAAGATTCCTGAGCTTCGCCTGCAAAGTAAAGCAACACTGGCAAGTTGAGTGTGAAATCATCAAGCTCCTTATCAGTGGGCGGGTTAGCAGTGTCATCTAAAATATTTTTGATGTGTTCCATGTATTCATCTAATTGCCTGCAGTAGTCGCGCACAAGGCGGTCAACCACTGCATCAATCAAGCTTGCATTCTCATTTATTCTCTTTTGTAGTTGATGAATCTTGCCTACTCTAATGTTAGCACTGAGCGCAGATTCATTGCTTCGTTTCGCCATTAGCTTTCACCTGCCAGTAGTCTTCTGCCCATATAAACAGGTCTTTCAATAATGCGTTTGCATCATAATCAAACAGCACACGCCTTTTGCGACCAGGAAAATCAAAATATACAATAGGAGAATCGTCTCCACTCACATGACTAATATTGAGCGAGCGATGTCCCATTTTGGTTAGCAAGTCAAGCTCCTGAATGGGCACAAACACAGTTCTATCATGGACAACAAACCAAACCAAGACGCCTGCAACAACACCAAAGCAAGCACTTTTTGTCATCAAGCCAACGAACTGATTATCCGTTATGCCGTGGAAAAGATTGAGTGTGTTTCCGTGTACTGACTTGCATTCAAAGTAGAATTTGAAAGGAAACTTATACGCTTCGAAGTCGCAAATATTTTTTACTCCTGCATATCCTGCCATTGGGTCTGCAAGGCGTTCAAAACACATATTCGGCACTTGCTCAAAAGCTTTTCGCACCCTTGCTTCAAAGTCCTTTCCTCTATTTACGCTCATTTACTTTCCCGCCTTTTTACATACTGTTTTATATGAGCAGTAGGCGCAGGCCTTTTTGGATACGTCTGCGGGCTTAGGCGGTGGAATGAGATTGCTAACATAAATGTCACACTCCTCAACCTTCTTCAGCAGTTCCGCTTTCATGTCTTCCGTAACATGCAGAATATAAGCCTTTTTGTCGCAATTGTCGCGGTTCTCGTACAAAAACAGCACATCATCCAAACCTAAGCAAATTGAATAGGTAGTTGCCTGGTTCAAATGGTCGTCTGCAACAAATTCCCTAGACTGCCATTTGTAAATACTTTCCGTCTTGATTTCTAGAATATAGTATTTCCCTTTATACTTGATAATTCCGTCGCAAAGGAAGCTAATATTCAGTTCCGGATAATAAAGCTTTGTCTCGAACCCAGACTTGCCTCTGACTTGTAAATAGTTTAATTCACGCTCTTGTACAAACTGAGCCACATCTACATACTCGCAGTCAATGCCAATGGCTTGCATCTGCGACACAGCTTGCTGAATACGCTCGTGTCTGTCGGTTCCGGACTCACATATACCCACTAAACAATAATTAGAACGCTCTTCGTCGCGCTCAGCACCAGTTACCTGGAAATACATATTGCGAATACACGCCATGGAAGACGGCTTATAACTTTTGCTAGGCGGACGGGAATTGCAGGCATCCACCTTTTCGATGGATGCCTTCAGGTCCTGCAAGAACTGTTGCTCAATAGGAGTTTCCTTCACTGCCATTTTGATAAGTGCGTGAATTGATTTCAGTGCTTGCTTTCCCACAATTATTCCTCCGTTCTGTCATCCTCTAAGAGTGCCAGGATTTGAGTAATGTTGCCGCAAGTCATTTTAATTGCTTTTTCGTGACCGTACCACAGTTCCACCACTTCGCCAGTTTGTGCGGAGATTTGAGACTTGAGCAATTCAATATCTACACAGCAAGTGAAAGGAGCGAAGTCTTTGCTGTCCTGGTAGCGGATAAGCTCAGTGCCATTGCTCTTTTTACTGCTAATGATTACACCTTCCGCAGTGAACGTCATATACAGGCCGTTTTTATCATACGGGGATACAAACAGGAACAAGCGGTCAAGCAAGTTGAGCAATGCCGCCTTAGGCAGTTTGCACATGCTTTGGAAATTAGTTTGTAAGTATTCTTTGATGGCTTCAACAGGATAGTCCTCAATACCTTCAAGCTCCACGCCGTAGATAATAGCGTCTTTAGTAGTGAACAAAATCTTGCTTCCGGAAATTTGCACAGTAATCTTTTCATCCTCAATGACGTCAAGCAACTGCATGAGCTCCGCAGGAATGAGCACGGGTTTCGGGAACACCTTTACTTTATTACTGCATACCTTGAAAGTGTCCGTACTGATTACTTCGTCTTCACCGCAATAATAGCCAGTTAGGCACGGAGTTTCCATTGTTTGGGCCAGTGCCGCTTTGTTTGCAGTTAGTAACATCTTTACAGTGGACAAGTTGATACTAGATTGTTCCGCATTGCTGTCAAAGCTATATTGTGGAAACTTAATGAGCTGACCTTCTTCATCCAAAGGCAATTCAATTTCGTAAGTACCATTGCCGCGGAACTGCAAACTGTTTTCCTTCAAAGTCAAGCTGATATTCTCAGTTGTAGTTTTCGCCACAAGCTTGCTGAACAGTTCTACAGGAACCACTACACAAAAGTCTTCCTCAGCAAAACCTTTTTCGCGAATCTTGAGCGTGCTGGATGCATCAGTAGTAGTGAGTGTCAACACGCCGCCCTTCATTTCAATATCCATCAGACTGGTGATGGGAATCATTTTGTTGCTGGATGCGCCTTTAATAGCTTTAGCGACCATACCTTGAAGAGTAAGAGTTTTTACAGTGATTTTCATTCTTTGTTTACCTCCTTAATGACTTTCATCAACTGCTTATTCGCATGAGTGAATACGGGCTTGTTCGCGTTGATAAAGTTTTTGCGCTGAGCCAGGAACTCACGATGCAACAAATATTGGAACACTATGCAAGCAATGGACAAGACAATGTTCACGCCTGCCATGCACAATAAAGCGTTCATACTAACCTCCGTTACAACAAATCATAAAACTCTTGACGAAGAACAGGATTCTTTTCAAATGCGCCACTGAGTGCCGCAGTCTTTGTTTTGGCTCCAGGCTTTTTGACGCCTCGCATGGTCATACATGCGTGTTCTCCTTGAATGACTACAATAATATCATCCGTTTCCAGTATGCGTTTGAGTACATCTAAAATATCCATGCCAAGACGCTCTTGCAGCTGCAAACGCTTGGACACCATGTCAGCTATGCGAGCCACTTTAGACAGGCCAATCACTTTATTGCGAGGAATATATCCAATGGATACATCCGCATTATACATCGGAAGCAGGTGGTGTTCGCACATACTGAAGATAGGGATATGCTCAATTACAACCAAATCGCCCGTCTTGACGTCTTCAAAACAAGTGTTGAACATTTGCGCAATTTCTTCGTTTGTGTATTGCATACCCTCAAAAATTTCAGCGTATGCCTTCGCCACGCGGTGCGGAGTGCGCTTCAGGCCCTCACGCTCCGGGTCGTCACACAGTGCCACAAGTATTTTCTTGAAACACTCTTCGATTGTTTTTGTATCAATTCTCTTCATTGTTCTAAACTCCTCTTTTTTGTGGTTCCCAAATAAATTTATGAAGCTGAAGCTGTAATCTTACGCCTTGTAGTTTGTGTTCCTTAATGAAATTGACAATTTCAACCGGCTCAATTTTGCCAAACACTGGACTGACAAACACCTGAGCAGTCAAACCCTTAAAAGCACTAACCACACTCAGCATATCCAATAAATCTTGACGGCTACCGACTACGAACTTGAGCACATCCTTTGTTCTAAGATGAAATAAATTATTGTAAATCATCTTTTCACGCATGCCACTGTCAGTGCATTTGAAGTCCATAGTAATAATGACATTAGCTATGCCTACATACGGAGCAATATCGACGGCACCATTGGTTTCAATGTTTACTTCGCAGTCGTCAGCAATCAATGCTAAAATCAACTCTTTCACGTTTTTATGAATGAGCGGTTCCCCGCCAGTCAGGGTTATGCGTTTGTTGCCCATGGAGCGAACAGTGCTCATGATTTCAGGAATAGTCATTTTTATAAACTCAGTACCTTCACAAGCATACATTGAGTCACAATAAGTGCATCTCAAATTGCACCCAAACAAGCGAATGAACGTGGCAGGATAACCCGCACGAATGCCTTCACCCTCAATACTACTAAAGATTTCACTGACTAACAACATTAGAAATCTTCCTCCTCATAGCAAGCAACATTGCCTTCACTTTCCTGGACCTCCACTTTGTAACAAGTAGGAATCTGCTCGCAAATCCATTTTGCAATGTTTTCTGCAGTTGGATTGAAATACACAACGTCATTCAGCAGTGCATGGTCAAGCTTGCCATGAATTGCTTTTTTGATATGAGTGAAGTCTTCAACCATGCCGTTTTTGTTGAGCTCCTTTGCTTTACAGTAAACAGTCACAATCCAGTTATGGCCATGCAGATTTTTGCATTTGCTTGCATAATCCAATTTCAAATAATGAGCGCCTGCGATTTCCATGCGCTTAGACACATAATACATATCATTTTCCTCCTAAATAAAATATTGGTTGACGTAAAAATGCCGTCAACCAATATATAGATTATTTTATTGAATCATAAAGCAGTTAAAACAGTTTGGACTTCTTTTTGCGCACAATAAAAAGGATTTCCTTTGATGCTTTTGGATACGGAATACTCATGAAAGCTGTGAGCCAGTTTGTAGGTACATAGCTTTTGAGTGTTTTGTAAAAGTCCTGAATCTCTTTAGACTGAGTGGCGTAGAACTCGTCCATTTCTTTTGCACCCATTACAAGGCCAACTTCTTGCACAATTTCAAAATTGAGGTCGTTGAGTGTTTGCTTCAGCTCATCATATCCCCATTCATAAATATGTGCCGCATACTGCGTATTATAGCCATTGCCCGGAGTATTAGGACAGCTCAGGAACATGAAAGAGTCCGTGTTCATAATTTTGTAGCATTCTTTCAGAGATTGCAGGCCTACGTCTTTGTGCATGTGCTCAATGGCCGATGTGTAAATAACGAAGTCAGCACTGCCTGCCTCAATGTGTTTGGACATTTCTGCACAACTAGAAAGAATCCACTTTGTTTTGAAGGGATAGTAAGAATCCAGGTCTTCCTCCTTCAAGCCTTTGTTATTGCACCCACGCTTCGCCTCACGGATATTGGTTTCACTAATATCAACGCCCGTATAGCTGTTGATGTCCTTTGCATAATAGCGCAGAAGTGGAAGCATCAAAGAGCGTCCACAGCACACATCAACCACGTTCATGCCACGCTTTGCCAGTTGAGCGGCACGGAAGTGCTGAATATAGTTCATGACGTCCAAATTGGAGAAGAACCCGTCGTGAAATTGTGTGTAGAAGTTGCGCATTTGATATGTTGTGCAATAAGCTTCCTGAGGGTCCGTGTCCTTGTCGATTTTGAGCATGACTTTTTTACCATCAATAATGTCGCCAACTTTTGCCATTTTAATCCTCCTTAGAATAGTGGTTTTTTATATGAGTTAGTGCCTTTGAGTTTGTAGTTTTTCGCCCATTCCTTCAGGAACAGTGCATTGAACATCACGCGGCTCTTGTAATCCTGGCTCAACTGCTCTAAAGTGAAGCCAAAAGACTCCATATAATTATGAATGTCGTCTGCTTGCTCCCTTGTGACGTGCAATATGTGCGAAGGGTCATTCTTTTGCTGTTCACTGACAATAATCGTTCCCCACTTGCTCATTATACCGCCATTAGCGCCCGTCATCAGCCAACTTGTAGAATCAGCAGACGTGAATGGATAAGTCTCAAGCAGTTTGAGCGAAGTCATGCCGAATGCGTGTGTCTTGACATTTGGGTTACTGCTTGAGCGTATAATTGCGAAGACCCTTTCAAACCATTCCTTCTTTTCCTTTACACTGGAATCCGTGGTGGCCGCAATGCCAATATAAGGTATGTGCTTGCCGTCAAAAGTAGTTTCAAGCATTTGCTTCAGCCACTTAAAATCCTCACGACGATGAAAGATGGGCAATAGCTTGTCCGGACTCTTTACCCGTTCACGCATGTATAAATAATTCTTCCAACTCAACTCCGGAGCCTCTAAAATTTGCTCCTTTGTTTTAGGTTGACCGTGAACACCTGGAATCTTGTCCACTTGCGCAAACACAGTCACAAAATCATCAATACTATTGACAAACTCAATATATTCATCAACGTCGATTTCCTTCTGTCTTGTATAGGCAGTGTAGGCTCCGGAGTCAATGAATAGCTTATTATTCAATTTTCCTTGTGATTCACGCAGACGTTCAGTCCATTCCAAGTAGTTCTTCCTATCATAGATTTGACTGCAAAGACGATTGCACCCATGCTCAGTTAAGAACGGCTCAACGGGCGGAACTTTGCCACCTGCTAAATATAAATCAATTGACATAGCCTCTTTCCTCCGAATATAGTCAATTATCCATTTCTTTGTAGTTGCATAGCTAAATAATAAATGATTGTTGTCTAGCACGCCGGGCGGATACTACTCAAGAGAATTAGCGCCAGTTGATAAGTATAAATCAAACATGGCTATTCCTCCTCTAGCTCAATGGTTTCTCCATACCAGCAACGACTAATTTCAACATCACACTTGCTAGGCACACACAAGTCGCTCGCCGCTTCAACCATCAACTGGGAAAAACGTTTTGCAACTTTAGCCATGTTTTCCTCAGGACACTCACCAATGAGTTCATCATGCACTGGAAGCAATAGCTTGAATCCCCACTCTTTCAACTTTGGGTCATTGCCAACTAAAATCATTGCCTTCTTAGTCATGTCAGCGGCACTGCCTTGCACACGAGAATTCACACATTGACGAGTCGCTTCAGCAATGTATCCGCCATTATCTTTAATTACAATCCCTTCAGCTCGTGCTTTAGCTTTGACAGACTCTTTCTCCTTGCGACTATACGCCCTATTGAGCAGGCGGATATATTTTTGCTTGGTTTTTTCGTCAACTTCCGTTGACGCTTCCTCACACATGTCGTCAAATGACATTTCATCAAATAGAGGGTCAAAGCTTGCACTTGTAGCTTCTCCGGTCAGTGTGAACTCGTATGGCTCTAGCTGTATATTGGGCAGACGTCTCTTGCGTCCCCAAATGGTATCAACATAGCCAAGCTCACGAGCCATGTTTTCACTATTGACCATGAACTGCTTTAGGCCTGGAAACTCACGCAACACTGAGTCATAAATTTGCTGAGCCTTCTTTGTAGATACGTTCAAATCCTGACCAATAGCAGGAACGCCTTTGCCATAACAAATGCCCAAGAAAATAGCTTTTGCATGATTGCGTCGTTCCTTGCCTTCCAGGTTCTTTGTACCATCAGGACGAAACTCCCTACACTCTTCATAAGGCTTGCCAAATGCTAAAGAAGCCATCTCCGCATACAAGTCTTTTCCGTCCCGGTATGCTTTTATCATTTTTGGGTCCTGACACAAGTGAGCAGTAATTCGTGGCTCTTGTGCGGAGTAGTCACTTGACAATAGCACATATCCAGGAGCCGCAGTAAACATTTGACGAATTTCAGCGTTGTGGCTAGGAATATTCTGCATGTTTGGGTCTGAGGAACTAAAGCGCCCAGTGTCCGCACCTATTTGGTTAAAACTGCAATGAATACGACCCGTTTTCGGGTTCACCATTTTATCCATCTTGTCTACATAAGTGCTCAGCAGTTTTGAGACTTCTCGAAATTCTAAAATAGCTTGGCACAAAGGCAAGTTGATTCGCTTTAGAATATCCTCACCAGTTCCTCGAGGATTCTTTTTGTCAATAACCCCTACTTGCAAGATGTCATATAACAGTATTGCAAGCTGAGTGGGACTACTTATACTGATTGGGTCGCTCAGCTTGTGGTTTGCATTCTTTGCTTTGTAGTTATCAATTTCCGGCTTATACTGAGAACAAATGTCATAAAAAGCCTGCTCCTTGATTTTCAACTGCTCATTATACTTCTTTGAAAGTTCAGCGGCCTTGTTGAAATCAAAGCAAATACCATTGTCTTCCATGTCAACAACTACCGAAACAACTGGCATTTCCACTTCCCTAAATAATTTTGCAACTCTTTGCAGGTCGCGCTCCTTGCACACTGGGTCCTCCTCAGTGAGAAACGGTCGTTGGAACTCAAACAGTTCATAGGTGATTTCCGCATCCCTTGCGGCGTATAAATAGCCCGTCTTGATTGGAATGTGAGTAAATGGAATTCCACTAAATAAAGAGTCAAAAGCAAATGCGTCGCCTTGACCATGCAACACATACTTCTTATGAAGTGCTTTCAAGCCATTATTGCCATCGCCCTCGTTTTCATTGAGCAGTCTTGCTCCTAAATAGCAATCCCAGTAGGCAGGAAGCTTGACACCTATTTGATGCTCAATAACACGAATATCAAATTTTGCATTGAAGAAAATAAGCTTGACGCCTGCATTCAGGAGCCTGAGAAATTGCTCCTTTGCATCCTCAACACTTATTTGGTCATTTACTTCCACGCCCGTTACATAGCTGACGTGGTGCATTGGAACATAAACGGCCTTCATTCCAGGCGTATAAACACTGAATCCGGCAATGGTGCAAGTAATTGGGTCTAAACTATTGGTCTCCGTATCCAGTGCGGCAATGCCGTTTTCAATGATTTTGTCAAAATACTGTTTGAGCTTAGCAGTGTCGCGAATTGTTTCATACTGCTCAGCATACTTGCCTAGGTTTTTGGTTACCATTGCATTGATTGTAGAGATACGCTCAAGCAGTCCGCCTCCACCTTTAATCGTTATGCCCGCCGGATTACTGGCTTTGGCTTTTCGCGAAGCTTTTTGTGCAATAATAGTATCACCTGCCCTCGTAGAACGCGAGGGCAGGTTGAACAGTCCGGCCATTAGAATTTATCTCTACTTCTATTTACTTGCGGTCTTGAAGGGCGGGCACTTACCGCAGAACGACGTCTTGCAAGTTGTTCTTCTTGCTCATGCTCATCACTACCAGGGAAGACGCCATTGTCCAGGAAGTAATTCAGTTCTTCAGCAGTCTTATCTAAAATAAGGGTGCCAAGCAGTTCCGGAATTTCAGGCAGGTCTTCGAGCTTGGTTTCGTCAGTATCAAGCGCATAAGTTTCATAGGTGGTCTTTGTATCGCCTTTTTTGCCATTGCGCTCAATTTCAAAAGAGGTGCTAACAAGCGGGTTATATCTTGCGCACAAGCTAGACAACTTACTGAAGAATGTCTTGCCGCGGTCCCACACCTTAACTTCCTCAGCATCAACGTCATACAGCATCACAAACAGCTTTGCCAATACTTTATAACGTGCGGCGCACAGTGGGCACTTGTCAACGGGCTCATTATAAGAGCGCAGGCAATTCACATAGCGTTTCTTACCATCAACTTCCACTTCGTGGACTGCATAGCCTTCAACATCCTCAACAGTGTTGTACATGAAGCGAACGGTCGCTACGTCCTTGTCATTTTTGAGGCTAAAGAAATTGCCGCCTCCATTGCCGCCATAGTTTTCAGCATCGTTCACAGAAAATTTTGCCATAGTTTTTGTCCTCCTAGTTTTTTATTGTTTGTAGGTTTCCAATCCGTAGGCCTTACGAAAAAGCCATACGGAGAAGGTCTGTAATAGTCGTCTCATATTATCGCCTCCATACATTATATAAATTATTTAGTACGAATGTAAATGTAAGGGAGCTAATTTGATGCGAAGCACTTTTCTCATGTTACTGAGCGTCATCACGCTCACGCCTAACATGTTTGCAATTTCACTGTTCTTGTAATCACACATTACAAGCTCACAATAGGTCAATTCACGCAGTGTCAGTCCAAATGCCTTCAGAGATTCCAGTGTTTCTTGTATGCCTTCACACATATCACAGACTGCGTCATAGCCGTTTTCAATAGCTTGTTCAAAGCTGTCTGCATACAAAAAGGCCTTTCTCTTATCTGTGGAGAGTGCCTGGGACTCCATGCGGAACCGGTTATTTAGCATTGTCGCGAAAAAGGTCGAAAATGCGGAGCGTTCCGGAGTGTACATTTGAAGGCTTTTGTCCAGTTCTTCCAGGGCAAAGCTTGCGAGGTCCTCACTAGAGAATCCATAATACTTCTTACTAATTTGAACCGCTAATTTGAAAATCTTGCGGTAGGCGGACGCCAACGCAGAAGGGTTCAAACCTTCTGCGTAAACTGCGGCCAATTGCTCCAGACTTAGTTTGTCCAATTCCGGAGTGATTATTGTGGAAAGTGTTTTGAGCGTTGAATCCATGATGCAGTTCCTTTCAAGTTTGGAGTTTATTGTTCATCAGCTTGCTCAGGCTCTATTTCAAGAGCAGGAGCTTCCTCAACAACTGAAGCTTTCACTTCGGTCTTCTTGGCTTTTTTAGCCTTCTTAGGCTTTTGCTTCAGCTTTAGCTTTTTCCTTTTCCTCGTTCTTAGCATTGCGGCCAATTTGGAAGTTCAGGGAAGCGTCATGCAGTTTTGCAACTAGTGTGTAGGTCTCAAGGTCCTAAGTGGTAATGAACAAGCGAGCGTCAAGCATGTGAACCAGGTGATAACACTCATCAGTGATACCTTCAACTGCCTTGGAGCGCATCCACAAGTTCACGCCCTTGTGATTGCTAAGAGTGAACGCCATGTAAATTTTGCCGTTCTTTTTCAAGCTATGGAAGCCTTTGATTTTATCAGACTCCCAAACCTCAATGCCACGCTCCTCGCGCATCTTGTCAACGAACTTCATGAAATTATCATGCAGGGAACTGAAATCGGCTTTGGGAGCAGTTGCCTTCTTAGGCTTTTCAGCAGGAGCTTCCGGCTCAGCTACCGGCTCAGCTTCTGCAGTAGGCTCAGCTTCAACTTGTGCAGGTTCCTCAGCGACCGGAGCTTCCTCTTGTGCAGGCGCTTCAGTAGGAGCCTCTTCAGCGACCGGAGCTTCTTCCGGAGCTTCCTCAGCAACAGGAGCCTCTTGAGCAGGAGCTTCCTCCACTTGCTCAACCACATGCCACCAACGCTTGAAAGAGCTAGGAGCAATAACCTTTTCCTCTTCGCCTTCATGAAGCGTAACTGCTTCACTGGTTTGATTTACGAGCTCAGCTACACGGCGGCGACCGTTTCTTTCACACACATAATACTTTTTCATAATTAAATCCTCCTCAATAAGTTTTTGAAAGTGTTTTGAGTTTGTGTAAGAATTACCTCACAATAATATTGTATCGCCATATTGAAAAATACACAAGACCCGTATCAAAAAATTTCTTCTAAATTTTCAAATTCTTCTTTTGAGAGGTCGTTGACGTCTTTACCTTTAGGAATAACAAGTGTCGTCACTAGCTTGCAAGAACCAAGAGCACGCTTAAGCCTTTGCGTTGCACGTCCTCCAGCTTCGTCCGGGTCAAACGCTGTAATGATTTTACGGCAGGGCAGGCGCTTGAGCTGATTATACTGCTCGTCCGTGCCAAGACCTAACATTGCGAGCGCTGGGCGACCGTAGACATAGCATGTGAGCGCATTAAATATTGATTCGCACACAATCACTTCAGAACAGTTTGTAGGTAGCTCGTAAAGGCCATAAACTGGCTTGCTGACTCCCTCAGGGTAATGAAAGAACTTTGTGTCCACTGAACGCCTAGCAATGAACAAGGTTCCGCCACTAATATCCCGAACTGGAAAGGTGACGCATCTATAATGACTTATTCTGCCATTCTTGCTCTTTAGTTGAAAGTCCGCATCGTAACCAACATCAAACTGCTCAATAACTTCGTCAGTCAGCTTGCGCTTATACATGTATGGATGATAATAGCGGTATCTTTCAAGCTCCTGCTCATCTACATACTTTTTGCATCCACGCAGGTTTTCGCGTGAGTAATCAAGACCTAGGTCCTTGCGGTTTTCTACGGATACAGTCAAAAAGTTCTTTGCAAGCCATTCACGACCAAACACGCCGTCATCATCGTGGCCAAAGCAATGACTAACCATTTGCTCTAGGTTTGCAGTGTATCCGCATGTAAAGCAGTGAACAGTACCGGAAGGAGTTCCGGACTTATTCACTGTTGAAATGCCACATGACGGCTTCCGCTCCTGCCCGCCATTGTGTATTGGGCAGTTGAATTGAATGTTTGCAGGGCCTACTTTGAATTGTGCAAATCGCTCAATACCATTCAAAGCCAGTTGAGCCTTTAGCTCGCTTAATACTGCAATATCTTCGGCTAGTATTGGGTTTCCATTGACGTAGAACATTTAGAACACATCCGTTCCGTCGTTGAATGACTCAGTCATTTCTTTTGTTTTGTGTTTGCGATGCTCCTTTTTGACAGTGTCATCATCACTGGGAATGTAAGTGAATTCACCTTTGTCAATATCCCATTGATAAATTACTTTGCCGCCGCTTGCGCCGTCACGATGCTTTTTAATGCCAAATTCAAGACCGCTTCCTGTTTGTCGCAGTGCAATGACTTTTGTTGCGTTTTGAGCAATGCCGTCTGAGTCCCTAATACTTTCAAGCTCAGGTGTTCCTTCCTGCTCTTTGTCCTTTGCACCACTTCTATTTGATTGCACCACCACAAGAATTGGAATTTGTAGTTCTATGCTCAGTGCCATCAAGTCCTCGCTAATATTTGTCAATGCAATGGTCTTGGTGTCGCCTCGCTTTGTGCGCTCATCACTAAGGTATACAATACCATCTATCCCTAAAATATTCAGCTTATTCCGCTTGCAAAAGTTACGAAGTTTTGACACTGTCACATTGTTTTGAAAATCTCTAGGTGTTGCAACAATGAACGGATTTGAACTATTGTTCAGCCCTGCAATGTATTCTTCATAGCCGGGCTCCTGCTTGCCCCATACAAGATTTTTATTGGAGAAGTTCTTGTACACTGTGTCAAAGCGGTAGCCTATTTTTGCAGGACTCATTTCGGGGCTTATGTATCCAACGCGATTGCCTAATTGCCATGCGTGTGCAAGTGTTTTTGCAAGCACCCACGATTTACCTTGGCCAGTGCGGGCAAAGAACACCACAAGCTCCTCGCCTTTGGCCCATCCATGCACAATGGAATCCAGTTCTTCAAAGCCAGTTGTCAAATACCAAGGCTCATCGCCTTCAAGCTTTTCTTTGTAAATTTCATACCTTTGCTCAGCTTGGTGAATAATGTCTACACCCTTGCAGGACGTTTCCAGTTGAAGCGATGGGAGCTGACTTTGTAGATACTCAACTGCGTCAGCTGAGTTGACCTTCAGTAGTTCCGCCACCTTCTGTACCACTGCCACTGATTTATAATACAAGTGTTCTTCATAAAGTGTGTCAAGCAAGTATTCGTCGCTTTCAGCTACATCAACAAGACTAAAGTTTTGGAATGCAGATAAAAAAGTTGCCTTGTCCGGAACCTTGCCATATTTGTCTACATGTTCCTGAATGAAGTTGAACTCACTTTCATAGCCTGGAAAATACTCAACTGTGAGTGAGTTTACACTAACAAGAGTGAAGTCCTGGGTTTGAATGATTTTATTTAGAATTTGCAATGAAACCATTATTCCTGCGGTCCTCCCCTCTAAATTCCACGCGAATAGTTCCGTTCCATATTCTGCTACATAAACGAGGACCAAGTGCGTTGTGCATTGCATCATCGTCTAGATTGCCAGTGAATATGTTTGCTAGTCCGGAAGATATTCTATAGTTGATTAGTGCATAAAGTGCTTCCAGCTCCATTGGACTTGCTCCAGTCACTCCAATATCATCCCATACCACCAAGTCTACTCGCCTTATGCTTTCATACAGTTTGTAAATTCCTTGGTCTTTGAGTGTTATATTCTGCTTGAGGTCCACCAGGAACTCGGTTACTGGTATGAACAATCCTCGCACTCGAAAGCCATTGCTTGGCCACACTTCATTGAAATACTTCAGCAATAACTTTGCGGCCCAAGTTGTTTTTCCATTGCCGAAGTTTTTACTGTATAGATACAAGTTCTGTCCCTGCTCAACAAATTGGACAATGTTGTTCTTAATGTCAAGCAGTTGATAGAACTTTTCCAGGTCACACTTTGCAGGCTCTAGTGACGCCGGGTAGCATAACCTGCTTGGCAAGTTGCTATTTTCCACAAGAAATTTCATTTGTGAAAATCTAACACAACTTGCTGAGCAGTCGTCACGCTTATTACAGACATCTCTATACCAGCAGTCTTCTACTAAAATACTCATAATAGTTCCTCCTCATCACATAGTATAGAGAAATTTGCTTTTTTATAAATCAGTCTTAATGTCCGCAAAGAACACAGGCAATTGACTTTGCAGTTTCTTCAGTAACATCACTGCAACTTTCCGCATGTCCGGGTGAGCGGCGGGAGCAGTGCGCAATTTCAAGAAGTGACGCCATTCACGAATATTTGCAGTCATTACAAGCTCAGTCTTCAAGCTGTTTGGCAACACTGAGCGGGCTTCCTGAGCAGTTGCGCCATTTGCGAGCATTTTAAAATAATAGTCCTCAGCTCGCACGCAAGCGGCCACCCAAAGAGAATCAACAATGGAGCTTTCCTCTTGACTGTGAAACGCAGGATAGACAACTGTGATTCCATTGCCAAAGCGGTCCTGGCTATAATTGCAATATCTTGTTGACTCTTGTGAATAGCTTGCAATGCGATGGCGCACTATTTCATGACTAACACCACGGTCACACACAAACAGCACAGAAAAGCTGATGTGCTCCAACACTGACTCATGGCCACGAGCAATGAGCCCGGCAACAAACTTTTCCGCATTCTCATCGACGTGCGTGCTCTTATAGCACACACGACCTCTCATTGAAATCTTATTCAGTATTTGCTTGTAATCAAGCTCATCTAAAATTTGTACATCAGGTTGAATAACTTTCATACTATTTACCTCCAGTCGTCTTCTTCATAGTCTACATCATTTATGAAGCAATATGCGGCAAGTCCTCCAATAAGTGCTCCAAGAATAAATCCTAAAATCAACATCACCATACTGATGTAAAAAACCCCCTAAAATTTAATACCACTTAATCTACTTTGTTGCTCACTTGCAGGCAAGTCTTGAAAAGCAGTTTTGACAGTGTGTCCGGAAAGTGTGTCCGCACTGCTTTGTCTTGCTTTTTTAGGTGCTTTGGTTTGAGCGGCATTCAAATACCCTTCAAACTTGCTAGGCCTAAATAAGGTTTCAGGACGCAGATACTTTTGCATTTCAGTGCCCTTCCACTCCTCCACCTTGTAGTCAATAACTAGCTTGCAATCGTCTACAGTGAATTTTTCCAATAATCTAGCTCTTATGGGCTTCAAGTTTGTTTCAGTTTGTCTAAATTTGGTGCCTGCTACACTGTTGAAGTATTCTAAAATTTGCTCAGGTTGAGAACTGCTTTTTGCTACACAAACAAGAAGTGACCCTATATTTTTTATTTTAGTATTTTCTTTTTTAGTATTACTATATGGAGTATTACTTAAGCGTGGATTTCCAAGGTCTAGTTCTTTAGTTTCCACGCCACTAGAGCTTTGGTTTTCTAAGCACTTGTCCTCCATGTAATCTAGCAGTGCTTGAGCATCAATATAATAATAATTTTTAGCAGGCAGTCCTTCTTTGCGAATTTCAAGTATACCCGCATCAACAAGAGTTTTCATTGCTGAACGTTGAGCGTATTCCTTTAGTCCAGTTTCCTTTTCAATGTGTTCCCTTGTGCAGTAGAAATAAGGCTTTTGCAAGTTGCCATCAAAGTATTTTAGTGTGCTATTGGTATAATATTGCTTGAACTTTACACGCAAGAGCCCAATTATGACAGCTTCATTTAGGCCTAGGTTTCTTGCCAGTGTTTTGTTATACATGTTGAAATTGTCTTGGGATTCACTTATCAATGCACTAGCGTATGACTGCATTACCATAATTGCGCTTCTTTTTACTGCCATTTTGCTCACCCCTTCAATTTATAATTTGGATTTTCTGCAATGTATGTTGCCATCATGTCCGCTTGGTTGAGCAGGAATGCAAGCAGGTTCATTTCATAGCTCTTGCCTAGTTCGTTCAATGTATTGTAAGGACTGGTGTCGTATGCGCCCATGTGCCAGTAAATTGCTTGAGCCTCTTCCGGAGTCAGCTTGATAAATTGCTGAATAATGAATACACTTTTGCCACCGTGACCCATTGGTAATAGCGGCTCACGCTTATAGCACGGAACCTTCTCCCATTTACCCGTCTGCTCATTTTTCACGTTTCTTGTAGATTCGTGGTAGCAGTTGGCCTTACACAAGTCATGAAGCAATGCCACAACAATAATTGACTCCTCACTAATTTTAGGCAGTTCGAAGTCACTGTCCTGCAAATTAGCAACATACCATTGAAGCATGTTATACACGTTCAATGAGTGCTCCAATAATCCGCCTGCATAGCTTCCGTGATATATTGTGCTTGCAGGTGCCTCAAAGAAATCACTGTTTTGTAAGTAATCAATAAGAGCGTCAATACCAGGACGGTCGACGCTCTTTAATAATTGGATATAAAAGTTCTTCATGTTATGCCTCCATCAACGTGTAGTGTCGTGAATAACAAGCGCAAGCCTGCATCCACGACACTTTACATAGACAACTATTTTTTCTTGCTTAATCGTAATGATACGAGCGTTTTAGTAATTTGGCAGGGTGCAAGCTGAGCAGGGTCAATCTTGTTATAATACAATGCGGACTCAAGCTCTTCCTCGTCGACATATTCACGGGCTCTAATAAGTTCAGCATGACCAAGCTCTTTAACCTTAGATACAAGCAGTTCCTCGTTGAAACTTGTGCGCTCAGATACGGAATAGCTTGCGACGCCCGTGCCGTAATCAAATTTCTTAATGCCTGCTTGTGCCATAAGTGCTTTAATTTCCGCACCCAGTTTGTCCGCTTCCTTTTTTGCACTGTTATATGTTGCATTTGCTTCAGCATAAACAGGAAGCAGTTCACTCAGCTTGCTTTCAATGTTTTGCAGGTTTTCCTTTGTAACCAATTTTGATACCTCCTAAATCATAGTTGACTAAAAAGCTAGTCACTCATATTATTGGATTTTTTGCTTTTTTGTAAAGTTTTCTTGGGACGATTTTTTGTTGGATTTTTTGCTTTTTTGTAAAGTTTTCTTGGGACGATTTTTTGTTGGTTTTTGTGCTTCCTGTTGTGCTTTTGCTTTGCGCAATGCTTTGTTCTTTTGTGCTTGTCGTCCACGTTCACCCCAATTACGAGCATTCAAGTCACCCATAACTCCTCCGCGGCCTTTAGGAAGCCAATCTTTGAAACGCTTAAGGTCCAGTAGAACGTCCTCGCTCCAATAGCGAGGGCGCCTAGGGCCTGCTTGCTCATATGGTGGAAGCTTTGGTGTTCCTGCAGGTTTTTCAAACCTTTCATCCTTATACCATTTGTACCACACATTCAAAGTACCTACGGAAATGTCCAGGAACTGAGCAATCTTAGTTGCATTATATTTTCTTGGTTCTATCACTATTATTCCCCCTTTATTTTAGCTCAGCAAGAAGTCCACTAATTGGCCTTTGGATGCACCTACGACTTTACCATCAATAAGTGCGTCCGCCATTGCTCCTTTGCCTGCAATGATTTCTTCAATTCTTTCATCAATGGTGTCTTTGCACACCAAGGTGATAATGTTTACAGTAGAAGTGGTGCCGATGCGATGAGCACGGTCTTCGGCTTGCTCTTTGTTAGCACGATTCCACGGACTATCTAAGAAAATTACTGTGGATGCCGCAGTGAGTGTCAAACCAGTGCCAAGTGCGCCTAGTGTGCCAATAATGCACTTGCAGGAACTGTCTTTCATGAACTTTTCTTGCTCAGTTACACGGTCAACTACTTCGCCAGTAATGAGTGCTGGGTTGAAGCGTTTCAGACGTTTGTATGTCAGTGTAGTTACGTCAGTCCAGTTGCTAAAAATAATGCACTTTTGGCCGTTTTCAGCAAGTTCTTCGACAAGCTCTTCCAAGCGGTCAAGCTTTGCACTTTCCTGAATAGAACTGCTCAGGATTGCAGTGTGTGCAGTTGCTTGGCGAAGACGAATCAGCTGAGCAAGAGGATTCGGACTAACCTTGATGCGGTCAATGTCCTCACGGATTTGCTGACTAATTTGGTCGTATATGGATTTCTGCTCTTTGCCCATTTCAATATATTCAACACTGTGCATCTTTTTCGGAAGGTCCAGTACATCCTTTTTCAATCTGCGAATCATGATGTCAGCAACACTCTCCTGAAGCTCACCTAAATTGCGATAGCCAACTACTTGGTATCCGCCAAATCCGCCCATCACACAATAATGTTTTTTGAATGCAAAGAAGCTATGAGTTTCATAGCCTAACCACTTGAGCACAATGTAAAGGTCAAGCGGAGTGTTTAGTAACGGGGTACCTGTCATTGCAATGCGAGTTTCAGGTTGCACCTTCAACAGTGCTTTGCCTTGTTGGCTTGCAGGGTTTTTGCACTTATGTATTTCGTCAATTGCTACCATACCAATTCGACCTTGCTTGCATAGCTGAGCAACTGTTTCACAAATTTTAGCATCACGGAGGCTTTCCACGTTGGTGATGATGAAATACGGAAGATTGTGGATGTTTTGCAGGTCGCGAAGCTTTTGTGCATTGCTACCAATAACAGTGTGACGTCCTTGCTTGTGTTGACCTAAAATCCATGCGCTTTCATTGCTATGAGTGCTGATTTCACTGTGCCAGTTCCACTTCAAGGAGTTCACGCCGCACACAATAAGGCAATGCTCATAACCACGGTCCAGTTTCTTGGCAACTGCAATGTCAATAACTTGCTTGGTCTTGCCTAGGCCTTGTTCGTCGCCCAGTAGGAAGCGGTCGTGCTGTAATCCAAAGTTGAAGCCTTCTACTTGGTGTGCGAATGGCTGAGTCTTGAATTCAAAGCCTTTCGGAACCTCCGCAGGTGCTTGTTCCGGAGCTTTGTATTCACCAACAATTTCCACATCGTAGTCTTGCAAGCTGTCCATGATGGCCGCTACATATTTAGCAGGAATTTCCCATTGCTTGGACTCGGCGTGCCAAAAGCGTTTGTTCTGTGCTCGCATGAGGTTGACGAGTTTTGCATCATAGTTGAAGGAAATGAATGCGCACTGCTCAGCACTTACCTTCTTGGGTGCGCCGTACTCAATGCGGACATGACCTTTTTTGAGTTGCTCAGCTTGCGGAGCTTCTTCAGTCTGCGGAGCTTCCTCAGCGCCTAAAACTTCTTTGCGCTCAATGGCGGACTTAATAATCCAACCTTCCCAAGTGACGTCGTTGAGCTGTTTGCGATACTCAGCAACGGCGGCACGCAGTTCTTCTTCGCTGTTGAAAGGATTTACATAATTATGACCGCCGCATTCCGAACCAACTCCAAAGTATTGGGAAACCGGGTTAGTGAGCTGACGTCCGCACTTCATGCAAATAAAGGTCTTCTCCTGCAGAATGTCAGCGTGAAGTTTCATGTATACCATGCCGTAGGTCTCTTTAACGACTTCGCCCACCATAATGCGCATAGGCATCGGAACGTCATTATTCCACTTTTTCATGAAGTCGAAACTTGCAGTTGCTTTTTTGGTCATGCAGGATTTAACTTGAATAAGTTGTTGTTGTGCCATGGTGTTTACCTCTTTTTCATAGCTTTGAGTGTTGAGCCTTTCGGATCGGTAATATTGTAACACAATATTACAATATTGTCAACAAAAAAAAGTCCCTGTTCACTAGGAACAAGGACAAAAGAGAATGGCCATTATTTATTGATACCAACGTGACTTGGTAGTGCGAACATCTACATGAGTGAAGTTCCTGTAAATACCAATTCCGCCACTATTGGGTAGGAGGGTTTCAACATATTCTGCAACTGCTTTTGACGGAGTGTTTGAAACTACAATGTCCGCGGCAAGTCCGTAAAGATGTTGCGAATTAGTTGCTCCTCCCTGTGACTTATTATGACTAGAGGTTCTGAATGCACTGTTTACAGTGACTCGCTTTCCAAAGTGCGTGCGAACTTTTTGAAGTATATCTACAAGCGTGAGAGAAATGAATATAACATCACTTCCGTCTTTGCAAGCAAATTCACGCACCTTAAAATTCAGCGATAACTTTTTGTCTCCGTCATGCTTTAGTGAATACGCCTTAACAGACATTCCATTCATGGTGTGGTCAGCTCCTTAAATAGGTTGGAATGTATACGCTCAGGTTCCTTGCAGTTATTACTTCCAAGACTTTTCTGTCTAGGTAAATCGTGCGAGCCTTTTCTTTTTGCTTGAGCTGTGAAACAATGCGACCTTGATTCTCCAATAAGCAAATCAAGTCGTAGTTTCCGCCACTGTTCTTGCACCAATCTGCAAGGGTTTGAACAGCTTGCAAATCAGTATTGACTGCGACAGTTATTTCAGTTGTCCATGTGGTCAAGTAAGGGTTTGAAATTGGAACTTCTGTTCCGCCTCCGCCTTCACTATCTCTCGCACCCTCAGGAACGCCGTATACAAAAGCTTCAAACAATGTTGCATTGCTCATTTCTAAAAGAGAAGCAAATTTATAAAAGCAATCTACGACATTATTATAACCCACCGGGTAATTGCTAGGCAATTTCATTTCGTATTCAAATTCATGAATAGTGCTTCTGCGAGTCAGGTCGTTATACATATACTGAACAACTTCCGTCAATGCTTGCGCAAGGCCTGCACTTGAGACACTGAAATAACTATCAACGGCAGAATAGACCGAGCTGAACAATGGCCCGGTCAGTTCATCTTGCTCAATGGAATATGTCTTGAGTTCGTCAAGCTTTGCCAATACTTGCGTTTTGGTAATCATAATTCAATCGCTTCCAGTTCTTCCGCAGTTTGAGCTTCTTCAACTTTTGCTTTTGCATTGCGGTACCTAATATGCAATTTATTAGAGCGAACAGCTACGGCCGCAATAATTGCCCGTAGGTCGTTTGCGGTCATGATTGCTTCAGTATTGTTTGCAGTTGTCCAAGATAAGGAAGCACCCTCGCCTGCAATATCAAGAGCAATAATAGCACTGTTGATTCTATCTCTTGCTTTTTCGTCAAAATCGAATAAGTTGCCATTGTATTCAATAGGCTTGACTTCTTCAGTATCACGAATATTTTTAAATTCATTGATTTTTTGAGTTTTTAATTTATCCAAAGATGGAGTAGAAATAGTGATTTCACCATCGACTAATTTAATTTGTTGAATGTCAAAAATTTCATTGCTTTCAATAGCAATTTCTTCACGACTTGATAAATCATCTTTGTCAAGTTCATAATTAGCAACACAAACACAGTTACCGTCTTTATTAAAAATGTAATACATATAATTACCCCTCTTATTTAACTGCAATGCATAAGTATCCTGCTGTGCCAGATATCTTATGACTTCCGTCGTATTGATACATACAATATACCCAGCCAGTATCTTGGTCTACTTGTACTCTATGCCAAGAATTACCACTTGTCGCAAGACCGTAACTAGCATTGGAATCTGGCATATCATGACACCATACCGCATACTTGCATTGACTTCTTGAATATCCACTAGGTAGCGGAATAGTGCCGTCATGTGCAACAGTACCTGCGTTTACAGATATTTTAGATGTGACACTATCTTCAGTAGTAGCAGTTTGGCTCCATCCCTGCCACCCAGCAGGCTCCTCGTCTTGAAAGTATCTTGAAAAAAAAGTTGCTCTATTATATAAAGTAATAACTTGTTTACAATAGAGAGGTTCAACTCTAAGCACGAATGCTAAGTCTGTAGGGCAGTTCTTGAGAGTTCCAACTGTGATATTACTAGCACAAATATATAGTCCAGCAGTTTTATAATTGTTTAAATCTGCATTTGCAGGAATTTCTTCATAGAATTGTAACAAATTCTTCACGGCAGAAATAATATTATTAGCACCCGTACCGCCTTGAGCAATGCTCATGACATCTTCAATATTTTTCGCTTTTGTAATAGGAAATTGCATTATAGTATTTCCTTGACTATCTTTATCAGTTAGAATAATTGTTTGTTCTTTCAAACTCATTTATTTTACCCCCTCATGTTAGGCCATATGTTGGTTCATTGCTTGGTCTGTCTGTGGTTTCACCTACTACATGATATCTTGAAATATTTTCAAAATCTACCGTTCGTGCCACTTTTGACCATGCAGACCAAACTCCGTCTGCAAGAATTCTGGTGTATGTGTTATTTTGTTGAGTAGTGACCAGTTGTGTTAGGTTTTGCGGATTACTCGAATAATTCATTACTCTAGGCAGAACGAGCATTGTGCCTTGAACAATTTCCGGGCAGTTTGCAATGGTTCTTGCACTTGCGGCAGACCATGTATATATGCCAGTAATTATGCAATTATTCAAGTCCTCGCCATCAAGCACTTCAAGGGCATTCTTAGCAATTTTTTCAGCTTCCAGTGTGAGAATGCCTTGCTCGATACGATTCATATCTTCAGGCTTTACGATGTCGTTTAATGCCCAGTCCGTTTTACCTGCAAATGCCATTTTAACCCTCCTTTACTAAAATTGTATGCTTCAGATTGACACCAAGCACCAAAGGAATATAAACGTTGCTCAATGTCAATACATTATTTGCCGAATCTAATAGTTCAATGCGTGTTACATTTGTGATTCCTGATTCAACCCTAACATTGTACTGAACAGTCACAACATTTGCAGAAGCACTTTTTACTTCAAAATCAGTAATAATGTAGGTTCCATTGATTCGCACTTTTGCAATTTCATCAACGGAAAAGGTTGCGAGCTTGTTCAGCATTGCTTGCTGAATGGATGGAGTCGTAGCCAATACAATCACTCCTTTATCGTCGTACGAGATAAATGGCTTCTCACCTAGTTTCCAAATAGTGCCCAAATAATAATTCCAAACAAGTTCTTTCAAGTTTATAGTTTCGTTTGTGAGTACATCATGAACAACTAGTGGCCTATTGATGAATATAATATTTGCGGGCTTAGTATTATTTACAGTAATTGAAATTTCTTGAAACCATTTTTGGTCTTCTGCAGGACTTTCAATATACAAGGTATAATTTTCATTATCTACCCATGCGTTCCACTTGCCTACACCAATAATTTCGTTCAACTTACCCTGCAACCACCGAAAAGTAAAAGGCGGCTGAGTGCGGAAGCGATTTATTAGGCGCTGACGGCGGAAGTCTAGCGTTTCAGTGCTCGGGTCAGGGACGATATTGATAATACCCTCAAATATGCGAATACCATATTCGTCAGCAGTTAAAATATATTGATTGTCCCTGCCTCGTATATATTCGTTCATGAGCTTGCTGAACAAACTGTCTTCCGTGTCCATGAGTGCATCCATTTCAACAACGTCTTTATACAGCCAAGGCAAATACTGCTTCAAATCACTCATACAAAGTCACCGTCCCCATTACTGGAAGTTCTTGCAACTGCGCGGTCTCACTTAGCACTAAATCATCTTCATTACCATTTATAGTTACGTCGCTGACATTGAAAACACCAGTGACAGAAATAATGGCGGCGCTAACACGAGCAACATAAACAGCTAAAGAATATTCATTCACTTCATCAGGCAATCCCCAGTCCTTGCGCAACTCAAGCAAATAGTCAGACACTGCCTGCTCAATCACTGACTGCAACTGTGCCAGTGTGTAGCCAGGACCAACGACAACTTTTGCACCAACATTGATAACTTTTTGAGTAGGAGTGACAACGCTAACAACATGACCAATAGGGGCAATGCCAAGTCCTTGTCCTTGCGGAGGCGGGTCAAGTTTCTCTTGGACGTTTGCAATGAACTCAGTGGAAACAGTGTTATAATCTGCAGAAATGATACTGCATTTTACAGTTCCACCACCATTCCATGTTGGGTAAATTTGTACCTCACCAACACCTGCAAGGGCTTTAATTTCACCGGCATACTGTGCAATATTGCCGCCAAACGCTTTGGCCTTGAGGGTTTCAAAATAGCGTGTGCGCAACTCTTCATCCGTTTCCATATCCCGCGCAGGAGTAAGCACTGTGGACAGTGTTGCAGTCGCTAAGTTGTAAATATTGTTGATTGGCAGTATTGCGCCGGAATAACTGTTGCCCTTTGTGCCTAGCTCCTCACAAATGAGCACATAAGAACCAGGGACTGCATCGCCATTTTCGTCTACATACGGAGAATCTACATAGTAGTTCAGACTGTCTGCTTCAACAATAGTTGAAAACCTGCTACCAATAGGAATAACAGCAGGAGCACCATTTTGGTATGTGAAATCAGCTCGTCTACTTGCGTATGTTGCTTGATATCGGTCAATACCAAGCTCCGCTACCCTCAAGTCCAAATATTCACCGCTTGCTGTGGACACATACGTTTGAATCAACAGCTTACGAAACTCCTCGTAGGCAGTAGACAGTTCATAACAAGCAGGAGCAAGCGCATCATAAATGATGGAACCTTCGCGCTTGTCCAAACTGTCCGGAACTCTTGCAAGTGCTGAGTTCAACAAGTATTCAAATGTATACTGCTCTAAATAATCCCCTATCATAGTAGAACCTCCGTGGCTATTGCTTGCGCTCCGTAAATAGTATTCACTGTAAATGTGACTTGTGCGGAATCACTGCTTATTTTTACAATTTCCAGGTCACTGATACTGAGCACACGGTCATCAACAGTAAGTGCTTCCGTAATGATGCGTTCTATATCAGAGACGATATAATTATAATCTTGACCAATTAGCTTATCCAATTCCGCGCCATAGTCACCGCTATAAATGACACATGAATATCGCTCAGTGTACAATATTTTCATAACAGCTTGCATGACTGCTTCAAGGTCATCAACTTTGGTAGAAATGCGCTTGGTCTCAAAATCTAATTTGTAGGTCAGTGTAGGCTGAGTCTCAATTTCTAATTCTAGTATTTCATTATTCTGCTCAGGAACCATTTACACCATCCTCCTTTCATTATTTTAACTGAATTCAGCGAACCCGGTCTATTATAATGAATTTTTGGCCGTTTTGCACACGCATCAAAAGCACTTTTTCACCTACCTGCAAGCCTAAATGGACTCGAAATGTTTTACGCCCTTGGTAGGGATGGTCGTGTGCGGCGTAGGCACTGTCGCCACTGCCACCGCTCACTTTTTCAGTCATGTGGTCAACTGTCATGTCAACATCAAAATCAACGACCAGTGTCGTGCGAATAAGAAACTTGTCGTCCAAATCATAGCGGTCATCAACTCGCACAATGAGCGGTGAAATGCTTTTCACTTCTCCAATAAGCATATCAGTGACCGTTGAGTGCGGAGGTCTTCCTGCTTTGCGCATAACTTCAATTATTGTGTCGCCAATCATTCATAGCTCACCACCATTTCCAATTCCATTGTGTGCAAATTATTACTGAACTTGTGCTGACATTTATTCACAACGAAATACTTGCGTTCCAAGCCTTCTTTCCGTAGACTGCTAATATCTAAAATAATCTGGCATCCGGAAAATACTCGCAAATCACCTAAACAACTGAGTGACAAGCTTTTTGAGGGTCTGTTTTTGAGCTTGAGCAGTTTGTCAGCTTTGTCTGCAATTTGTGCAGTGTTTGCATTCTCATCCATCTTTTCATAGTATTGAAGCAAGCCCCATTCTCCAATGGTAGAGCTGTCTTTTACTATGTAGACATCACGTTTATTTGTAGCTTTGTTCTCCTTACTCAGCTTTATTTGATTATATGTGTCACTGTCAATACTGCTTGAGTAATCGTAATCGCTCAGCAAGCTTTCATCTCCAATGACCAAGTCAGTTTTCAAGCTTTTCAAGTCTACAAATTCGACAATACCAAAGTTATCACGGACCATGTACCACTCCCTAGAATATGCAAGTGTCTCGTCGATGCCTTGCTGAATAATGTCGAAAATTGTGCGGTCGTCATATACTCTGTCTGGAAGCACAAAAGACGAGGCATTCACTGTCTTATACTTGAGTTCAGTGTCCTTACATAACTTCTCAAATACTTGTGAAGCAGTCATGCCAACAACTTTATAAAAATTCTTGTTTTTCATGTAGCGGAGTTGATCATAGGCGACAACACTAATTTTTCCGTCATTCTGCGACTTGCGACTAAATATGTAACCAAAAAAGACTCCTTTGCCCGCTACCTTAAGGCGGACAATGGAGCCTTCTTTCAGTGTTACTTTTTCATCTTGCAGATAGGAAAAGGAAAGTTTGCCAGGCTGTCCGCTCATTTGTGTGTCCCAAGTGATGTCACTTGCGACTTCACTAATATCGTACATTGTTCCGCCGTTGCGGTCTTGCGCAATAAATTCTATTTCCATTTCAATGCTCCTTTTATGGGTGCTTCATTTGGCTTTCATTTACCCATCCACGCCAATCACCGCTAGGAGTTGTAATATGATAGCGACATTTGCGTTTTTTGTCAGCAACAATTTTACTAATTTTGCCCGTAAAGTTCTTGAACGTACCATAAGGGCTTGCGCCATAGCTATCATACCAATATCTGCCATCCACAATAACTGTGTCACCAATTGCAAACCCAGTTTTTTGTCTTGCAGTATTGCCTCCACTAGAAATGCCAGTTACAACGCTGAGCACTTTTTTTGCCATGTTTAGCGTATTTGCAAGGTCATTTTTCTTAGGCACCACAGTCTTAATGGCGTGCGGCTTATACTCCTTCAGCTGAAGTTTGTAGTGCATATCCGGGTCGCCTGCTTCCATGCTCCATTGAAAACTTTCAACGCTCACTTCCATGTTGATGCCAATTTCGCTAACCACGAGCCTGCAAGGCTTTTTATTCTTCCGCAGTTCCTCAAACAGTGCTTTGTATACTTGAGGCTTTACGAAAACTGTTTTCGTGAGTACCCAAGGTCCATCAGCAGTTGCAGGGAAAAAACTTTCAATGGTCAGCTCGGCTAATTTTACATCACGCAGAATGTTGATTTCTCCTAGCTTCACAATCTCCATTGTCTTGTTAGTTCCTGCAGTGTGGACTTCAATACTTTGTGGATTTACTGGAAGTGGTAGCACGGTCCACTTATAGTTGAAGTAAAACATGATACTCATATTGTCAGCCCTCCACAAGTGAACTGCTATATGCGTCCACAATCATAGTTTCTACTGCTTTCAGAATGCCGTTCGTGTCAGCAGTTTCATGCACATCACCAAACTGAATATTCATCGTTGGCGTTAATGTAGTAAATTTATTTACCCATTCAACTGCGGCAACGTCTTTCAGCAGTTTGATATCCTCGTCAGTAATGCTCACTTCGCCTTTGACTTTAGCGCCGCCGTCTTTGCCATTGAGCTTGTCATTGATGCCTGCAGTGTTTGCGGCAATGTTAGAAGCATTATTCAATGAGCCCTTCAGTGTTTGAGCATAGTCCTTTTGAGGGCCTGCTCCCACGGTGCCTGTGCTAAATATTCCGGACATGCTATTAGCGAAATTCTCACCAATACCATAGCCCTTGTTGTACCAAGCTCCGGTATTCACTCGAGCGATTGCAGGCATTTCCTTTTTGGTAAGTGTGATAGCTTTGTCACTCTTG